GTTCTGATATGAATTCAATTGTAGCACAGTTGGCCGAGTGGTTTTAATTGATATAATCAATTACCATAAAAGGCGATACCCTTAAGAGGTATTGGTTATCCGTCGTGGGTTCGACCCCCACACTGTGCATCATTTTTTTTAAACAGTTTAAGAAATCCTATCTACCATATATTAGAAAAATGACAGATAATGAACAAATCCCTAATCAGCAGACTCTGCTTACATTGCCATCCGGCAAAGTAATTCAAAGAAAATATTTTTCACAATATTCAATCGATGAATTATCAAATATTATTTCAGAATGTGATAATATTTCACATATAATAAGAGTTATGAAAATAAATTCTGTATATCATAATAAAATAAAAAAGATAATAGAAGATAATAAAATATCTATTAAACATTTTAAAATAAAATATATATCAACTCCATCTAATGATTCAGAAATACGTTCAAAATCTACATTCAAAAGAAAATTGTTAAATGAAGGTAAATTAATAAATAAATGTGCAATTTGTAATATGGATCCATTTTGGAATAATATGCCAATAACACTACAGTTAGATCACATTAATGGGGTTAATACAGATAATAGAATTGAAAACTTACGTTTACTTTGTCCAAATTGTCATTCACAGACTGATACATATACAGGTAGGAATATTAATAAATTAAATAAAACAAGCGATATAGTGGTAGTTCATAATAAAATTGTTATACCAAAGAAAGATAAATTTATAAGTTGTCTAACATGTAATATTTCATTATGTAGAAATAATTCAACTGGTTATTGTGTAAAATGTTATAAATTATCAGATAAATATAAAGATACTTTTAAAAATAAAGAAAAAAAACAGTATAATTGTAAGAACTGTAATAAAAGTGTAAGACAAAATACTTCAACTGGTTGTTGTGTAAATTGTTATTCAGACTATAAAAAAACACATAATATAATATCAAGAGAAAAAATATTAATTTGTACTGAATGTAAAGCACCTGTTAATAATTATAATAAATCAAAACTTTGTAAAATATGTTATTTCAAAAATAAGAAAAATAATATGAAAACTAAAGAAAAAAATTGTAATGGATGTGGAACAAATATTAATTATGCAAATAAAAGTAATTTATGTTTGAATTGTTATAATAAAAATAAATATAGTCAATATAATATATCTAATAAAAATGAAATAATTATTCCAACTGTTGAATTACAAAATGCTAATGAAATAACTATAAATAAACCTGATTTAGAAATAAAACCAACAATTAACCCAATAAAATACACCTGTAAGGATTGTAACATAGAAATAACAAATAAAGGGAAAAAAGGTATGTGTCAGCCATGTTATAAAAAAACTTTACGAATTGTAGAAAGACCCTCATATGATGTATTATTAAATGAAATACATGAACATGGATATGTACAAACTGGAAAAAAATATGGAGTATCTGATAATTCTATTAGAAAATGGATTAAAAATTATACAAAGAACGTTAAAGACACACCTCTTTCTAATAACCAGAAAGTCAATTAATCAATACATCCCCTCCCCCTAAAAAAATTCTTCTACTTATTCAAAAACTTATAAAGTACTTGAAAAAGAAGAAATGCGGTTCATGCTGGGTTCGAACCAGCGACTTTGCGGTTAACAGCCACACGCTCTACCTACTGAGCTAAGGAACCGGATGCGAAGGAGGACATGCCGCCTCCGCATAAATTAATATTTTAATGCCGCTTTAAACCCTAAAACATCAAAAAAAAAGGAGTTTAAATTTAATAAAACACAACCACCAGATGAACTCCACCGAATATGTACAAGTAGATCTAATAATCAGAGAAGTTCAACAAGCATTCCAAGAACTTCGCGTCAAAGACACTCCTGAACAACGCTTAGAATTACTCAACAAAATAGACAAATTAAGCGCGCGAATTCGTGGAGAATACACCTATAAGGGACCCATTGACAACTCTCTGAATTATATTATTTAGTAAATATCCTCTAACAAAATCACCTAAAAGACTACATATATCCCTTATAGGGTGATTTAAAAATGGATGATTCTCTTGGTTATGTAGGACAGCATTTAGAATATTCTGACATTAACACAGCATTTAATGGAAAATTATTTAGTGAATCTGTTGATTTTAAAGCAATTACTTCTAGAGTCGTCAATGACCTAAGTAGTAACACCGTGACCGCGGAGGATAGGGAGATTGAAGCCAAAATTTTCACGAAGTTTAATTCAATTCGCCAATATTTTGACGATAATTCAGTTCTACTATATAATCATCAGGAAGGCGTTTTTAAGGAAATTAAGGATGCTATGGATAACCTTACAGAGGATGAAAAGAAATCATATGAATCAGAATTCCAGGAAAATTTCAACTTTGACTCAAAGTTATTTACATCACTCCTAGAAACCGCTATGACAAAGGTAAATAGTGTTCGTAAAATACAAGACGATTGTGAGAAAACTATTTGTACACAGAATGTACAGTTAAATAGACTAAGCACTCTTGTGAGGAACTTTGAAGATGTAGCTAGTATATCAAATAAAGAAAAAGCCTTATCATCACTTAATAATCTTGATGCCAGTATAAAAGTTATATTGGACTCGCTGAAGGAAGAGAAGACCTCTACAATGAAAAAGATGCTTCGCGCAGTATATTTCACAAAGTTCGTGAAGGAGACTATTTCAGATACTTCCCTAAAATCCCTAACCATATACGCATGCCCTGTATGCCTAGAGAATCAGGTTGACGCCTTTATTTCGGATTGCGGCCATACTGGGTGTAAAAAGTGTCTCAATGATAAGGGTACTTGCCCTGTTTGTCGCGGCCCCAAGAAGTTGGGAGTTAAGCAACTATATTATAATGGACAGGCTCTTTATAAAGGAGAAGGGCGAAATAGAGGTGTGACATGCGTGACGGATTTACGCGGTCCACCCTAACTAATAAGTATAAGGAGGCGGCTCACCCTTACACCACGCCTCAAGACGGTCGCGCTCATCTTCACGAACCCACTCATCCAAGTTCGCAGGGCTCTTTAACTCCCCTATTTTTTCCCTTATAGATGGGTAATCGCAGGGCCAATAGGCTGGATGTTTGTCGATAAGTCCTTCAATAGACCCATATACACGAATCCATGACCATGCTTTCCGAATATCTACATGCCGCTGTACTGCGATCTGCGGAACACCTCCTGTAAGGATACACATGTCTTGGAATTGAGGTTCTGTGAGATTGAGAGTCTTGAGAACTCTCGTAAGACTGAACTCAAGAAATTCATGGCCTGTATGGATGCTGCTACAGTTGTTGCCATCAATACTATTACTATCTATTGGGACCCAGAGTCTCTGCGCTCCGAGACGAATTAGGTCCGTGTCACCTGAAATTATTACATCTATTACTCCATTTAATTGTAGACTTACAAGGAGTTCATCAGCCTCCTCTGTTGATTTTAACATGTGAATTTTATGTTCGTAAAATCTGCGCTTTAGCCATTGCCGCTGCTCTTTCGTTGGCCTGGTCGCTTTCTTCTTTTCTGATTTAATAATTTTATGGATAATACCCTGTTGTTCTTTTGTAAGATCTTCTTCTATTAATGAATTTGATAATGATGTTACATATGCTTGCGCTTTGTGAGCAACCGCGCGACGAGTCTCAATCTCTGCCTCTTTATATTTGCTGGGCTTTCCATCAAATATAAACAGTACTTTATGACCCATCTTTTCAAACTGTTGCACAAAATCAAAATATTTTTTAGATGACTCAGTACCCCATCTATACATGAAATATGATATATCCACACCAATTCGCAGAGACTGTGTCTGCTGCGAACCACTATGAACTATCTTTCCTGCATGTTTGATGAATGTGAAAAGTCCTTTGATTCCCATTTGCGCATTTTTTCTATGAGAGTTTGCTCTTAACATTTATGTCAATCAATTTTTCTAAGCGGTATTAACCGCTTGAAAAATGATATCAGTGCTTCGCACTAGACAATTTTTCTAGAGGTGTTAACAGTTGACAAAAATGATATCAGTGCTTCGCACTAGACAATTTTTCTAGAGGTGTTAACAGTTGACAAAAATTATATCAGTGCTTCGCACTAGACAATTTTTCTAGAGGTGTTAACAGTTGACAAAAATGATATCAGTGCTTCGCACTAGACAATTTTTCAAGCTCCTCCGCAGTAAATCGCAATGATATTATCGGTTTTATCTGTGCCTCCTCTGATTGCAGCGGCAGTCCAAGTGTCCTGAACCGTTCCAATCTTCCTGTAAGGTATCTCCAGGCATAATCGGATTCTGTCTTTACTCCATGAAACTTTCTCGCGGCTGCTGCTTGCCTTACAGAGTAGGTTGCTTGTATTGACCAGAATTTATTGAATTTATGCTGGTCTCCGCGCGCTGCTATGGCACAAAGAACAACTTCTGCCCAAGCTTCTGTATCTGATTCAAGTTGTGGGACAGAATCTGTGTCTGGGTCCGAACAAGCTGCGTGTAGAAGTTCATGAATAAGAACACGAGTTGCTTCTTCTTTCCTGTATATTACAATACTTTGCGCATTACACTTCTGCGCATATCCTCCATTTACATGAACAGGTCCAATTGGTTCCCCTACAGGTGGTGGTATGCGCTTTTCTTCGGAGGCGAACCAGAGAATGCGAACAGGTTTATCAGGTGAGAGGAGGCGAAAAATACGGATCCAGTGTTGTGGAGGCGGTTGGGGCGGTTGGGGCGGTTGGGGTGGTTGGGCTAGCTGCTGTTGCTCTGTATTTGAGTTAGCCAACGCCGCAAGAATAACAACTCGTCCGCCGGCACAGGAGTAGGCTCTTAGCGCATTGTTGGGTGCTTTTCCTTGTATCCAATCATCCCAAAGTCGTAGACGGAGTTTATCAGCACCAGAATCCCATCCACTTATATTTGGTGTATTATTTGCTTCATTGCGCAGATCATTTATATCTTTTGGGGAAATTGTATCTGAGATCCATGTTTGTTGGCTGTCGCTTGGATATATTTTATAGTCGTCTGCTACTGATTCAAGAAGAGCCTTGATCATACTATTTGTAGCAAACTTCCTTTTTGGTCATAAATCCAAATCTCATATTTATAGCCTTGTTCTTTACAAGCAGTACCTTTCTTTTCAATATTATCTGTTTTTGATGTATAAGTCCATTTAGATTTTACTTCAATTATTTTATTTTCATGTGGTATGAAAATATCTGGAAAGTAATTTTTTGATTTATTATCCAGCGTAAATTTAATGTGAGGAACATCTGCGCGATTTGTTTTGATCTGCTCTTCTGTGTAGATCTTACATAGATCATTCAGAGCAAAAGGTTCATATCCTTGAACATTTCGTATTTCTCCGCTTGGCATTTTATATTGTTTATACTTTTTCGCATTTGCTTGAACTTTTTCTTGGATTTTATAATTTTGATTAGGAAATTCAACACCATATCGTTCTAGACATGTCACTTTGGACTTCTTTTTTACCGATTCTAGTTGGAAAACACTTTCAACTCCATACTTTTTCATTATATTTTGTTTACGTGTCTCTTTAACTTCTGGATTTTTTATAGAACTTGTATAACCATATTTATTCAAACAAGTTTCTTTTGTTTTTTCTTGAATTACTTTTGATTGAGATGGAGATTTAAAACCATACTTTTTAATATTTGTATTTATCTGTTTTAATTTAATATCATTATTTTGTGATGGATTTATATATCCATATCGTTCTAAATTAGTTTTCGCGATTTGTTCTTGTATATCTTTATTTACAAGACATGTATTACCTCCATATTTTACTTGATTTGTTTTATTTACTTTATCACGAACCTCTTTATTTTGCGTAGGAACTTCAACACCATACTTAGCGATATTTGTTATTTTAATCTTATTCTTTACTTCTTCACTTTGCCCAATATGTTCTGTACCATACTTCTGTAAGACTGTATTTTTCATCTTATCTTGTACTTCTTTTAGTTGTGATGGGTTTTCTGTACCAAATCTAGCCATACTAGTTGCTTTCCTTTTGTTCATAACTTCCTCATTTAGTTTTCCGTCTTTATCACAAAATTTTTCTAAGAATGTTGTTCGCTTCTTAACATTTGCTATAATTTGTAGACATCCCTTACAGATAGGGCCATTACCTTTAATAATTGATCTTAGTCCTTTTATTTCTGAATTACCGCATTTACAAGTAAATGATATTTTAGTATCAGCATTTAATGTTTTATATGTTCCTTCTATTGCGGCTCCATATGTGACTATAGCTGATTGTAGAGTTTCTTGGTTATATGTTGACATTATTACTCTAATATAGTCAATATATAATATATAATCAATTTTCACGCAATGCTCGGCATCTAAGATGCCATGTCAGCTAAATGGCTTGACTAGGGGCTAGTGCTTTTGCGATGTACATGTAAATACATTCCCAGGCTACCGGCAATCTATACGCGGGTATGGTATTGGCTGCACCAGTTGCTTCAGCATTACAAATAGCCTTCAAAGCAGCTTTATAGCGCTCTGGACCCATTTCTTTGGCATACCGCAAAAGCGAATCAATCCAATAAGATACCATATCTTGCCAACGAATATTTCGCAAAAGACAAGCATAGACAAACTCGCGAATTTGGTCAACTCTATCCAAATTCCAAGGCTTCTTCATCCAATCAGCACAAACAGCATCAAACCACTCCTGGCCATCTCTCCCACTCGGAATATTTGGATGATCCTTTAGAAATTGCGCTAACTTCCTATCAGGTCCTGAAACCGGTACACATAGAAATAGATCCTGTAAATCAAGTGGCGCAGATTCCTCAGTCGTAATCCAAAGAAGCAAATTACCAGCACTCTTCTCTAAGGCCGAATGTAAAAGAAGAATACTCTCATGTGATAAATACTGTCCATGATATAGAACAACTATTCTCGCACTAATTTTCTTCTGTTTTCCAATTAAAACTTCTGTTCCTGAACCAAGTTTCTCAAGAATACTTTGTAGATAGATCTTATCTTGCATACTCATTCTTGCTATATCAAACCCAATGTGTACTGGGGAAGATTCATATGGTAAAACAGTTCCCTTCGCATGGGTTATATCTGAATCATCACCCTCTTCACCAGAAGGAAGATCCGACTCGCGAGGAGTTTCAAGAGTCCATAATTTATTTGCTATACTCCAAGGGAATCCGCGCTTTTTACATATTGACTCTAAATTTTCTAAGAGCATTGTACGTTTTCCACAGCCTCTTGGACCACGAAAACATATATTTAATTCGTCCATACTGTTATAGTGCTTAAATGTTTGTTAAGTAGTTTTCATAGTGAATGCTGCCAAAAAATATAGAATTATGTGTACCAATTCAAGCAATGGAAGTAGGAAAAGTACACCTATCACCCTTTAAAATTATAACAAACAGAAATCCAAAACCTGGTGTTGAAAATCGTCCTATAGCACCTCTTTCATATATAGATGGAAGTGTAAATCTTCCATGTCTTTCACTACTTTTACCAAATCTAAAAATTACGCGATGGGATCCTGCCACTGGACGTATAGACCTTGATCTAAGTTCATTCCCACATATTATGACTAAACTATCTACCTTACAGGAGTATATCATTTCAACTGTGTATCTACAACAAGCATTATGGCTCGGTCAAAGTGACCTGGATCATGATACTGTTCGTTCACTTTTACAACCACTTGTAAGTAATAATACTCTTACACTATTTCTTCACGGACCAAATCCATCATTGAAGCCGTCTGGACGTGCTTGGATTTATAAGGATGGTGTATGGGTGCGTGGTAGTAAACCTACTACATTCTTTGTTGGACAGGATGTTCGTATTTGTGTTCGTCTACATGGGCTATGCCTAATCCCTCACAGAGGGTCTATCATTCCGAAGTTTCGGATTCAGCATCAAGTCATTTCTGCTGCGACAGTGGCGACGTCTGCTGCAGCTAAAACAGTAACTCCTGTAGGGGGTTCTGTGTAGGGCTATAAAATTACTGATATACCTGTATTGTCGCAACAGAGAGGGCCAATAAAGATAAGAACGAATTTACACCACTCATTATTAGTAGATAAGGAGTTGCGTAATTAACATTCGCAGTGAAATAGTAGAATGCTAAACATGTAAATAAGATTAATAAGGCTCCAGTAGTTCCTGAAATAATCGCAATATGCTTGCTTACTTCATTCGCAGTATCTGCTTTTCCAGCAGTCATACCGATATACAAATATATTCCAAGAAATCCTAAAAGTATGACGCTTATGAGGCCAACTGAAACCATTTGACTAGTCTCCATTTGTCACGACTTGCTACTTATGCCCATCTTTTTATGAAATATTATTAGTATTCATAACGGTATTTTTTACACCCTTAAAAGCCGTACTATCTGTTAAAAAGGTATCAGGCATTGCCATTAGAAAATAGAAACAGCCAAGAAGCACAACAAGCAATATTGTCGGAAAAACAAATCTCCAATAATATAGACTACTTACTTTTTTCCCATCTTTCTCGTCTACCATCCTTTCTAAAGTACGATTAGACATGTCGCAGGAGCGGAAAGCACTGCGGCGGCGTAAAACACGCCGCTTGGCCCACAAATATAAAATAGGTCCTCAAGGCTGTCATCCACGTGTTGGAAAAAAACGCCCATCGTCTGGTTGTTTTCCTTCCGCAATTCGTGCACACCTTACACGTAAACGTAGCATAGGTCAAAAGGGTTCTGGTGGGGCTACTTCATGTAAAAATCATAATGATGATAGATGTCTATTACATAATAGTACATTGCCTGATTCAGAGAAAGAAACACTTGCGCGTAAATATCTACGTCCTGCGCGACCCTCTGCGTGGTTAAATGATCCAGATCAATGGCTTGATAGCAACAATATTGCCGATGTTATGAAACAATATGAAGAGACCTATAAGGATTTTAAGTTTCTGGGTGTTATGCCTATTGATTTTGCCGCACCAGATCCATACAATAAATCTAAAGAGAAATGTCTGATTGATAAGATCTGTGAACTTGACTTGGCAACCCTTAAAAAGGGTGGGATCCGCAGATTGGGAGCGATCTTCAATTTAGATCCACATTTCAAAGATGGATCTCATTGGGTTGCTTCTTTTGTTGATTTAAACAAAGAGAAAGTATACTATTTTGATTCATATGGTATTAAACCACCTGAACAGATCGCGAAATTTATGAGATCTCTTACCCTACAGGATCCAAATTTGGAACTAGAGTTTAATGGTCGCCGTTTCCAGTTTCAAGGAAGTGAATGTGGAATGTATTCGCTATATTTCATTATTTCTATGTTGGAAGGGGCAGATTTCAAAGAATTTTGCCATCACGCAGTTCCGGATGGAGAAATGATACGTTTAAGACATTGGTTTTTCTCATAATTCCACACATCTAAAGACTAAATATTAGATAGATTGTAATGGCTTCACAGACAGACCCAATAGAATCACAATTTTTTAGTGGCCGCAACCGTGAATTATTGACCAATGCCCTCAAAGAGGATTTTGGTCGCCGGCTGCCACCTGGGACTATGAATAATCCTCAAGTGTCTGCGCGTCTTGATAAGACACTACAGCATTATATGGAGGAAGTTTATGAAGTAAATGGTTCGCAACCTATTCAATTTCTAAATCGTGAAGTCATAAGTTCAACTGTTATTGATTTTGCCTCTTACCTGAATCGTTCGAAAGTTGATTCAGTGAACTTAGTACAAACACAGGCTCCCCAACTTCCTTCCGCTTCTGCAAACTCAGGGCAGCGTTTCTTACAAGATGATACTTCTAGCGCATTTGAACGTATTCAAAATGAGCGAAATACTTCGCAATCTCGTCCCATGCCTAAAAATATCCCCAAGTTTGGTATTCTAACAGATGGAGATGATTCAACACCTGCGGTCAACCTCTTTGAGCAAATGCAGAAGCAACGCGAAGCAGAGGCTGCCGCGGTAGCTGCTGCGGCTCCTCGTACAACTGCTGCTGCCATTGCAGGCGCAAATGCTATGAATCGCTTTGTAAATGCTTCTGATATGTTTTCTGCCGGCAGCGCCGCTGCTGCCAGCGCAGCCGAGCAACAACTTGTTGAACGTAACATAAATCGTCTAGTATCTGGTCTACCATCCTTCCCTCTTCCAAATGAACTAATGCCTTCTAATGAACCTCCCCAACAGTCAATCTTTCCTCTACAACAACCACTTGAAAGAACTGTGCCTACTGCGAATCCCACAACTACTATTCCTGTAGGAGTTCGTACTCGTGAAGTACTACCACAAGATAATATTATTCGCCAACAGGATATTCTTACCTATAAGGAAACTGAATATAATCTCTTTGTAAATTCTGCGGATCGTGATTGGGTTAATAATATAACTGATACTCGTTATCAATTTGTTGTAAACTTCAATCCTGCGAACAATCGTCAGGGCTTCGGTCTATCTCCTGCTGCCCAGGTACGCTTCAAGAATATTTCGCGCATTGAACTTGTAAAGGCTATTGTACCTGCTGAGGGTCTTGATATTCTTGTTCGTCGCAAGGCAAATGCTGTTGTAGACTCAAATAACACAGATGCAGTTGTAAATGCTCTATCATTTCCTTATGTATCAGTACGTGTTGCTGAATTAGATAATAATAACTATGGTACAAATAATACAATTGACAATACATTTGGTGTACTCCAATATGATGCGAATTGGGTAACTGAATCAGTTGATCTTCGTAACGATTTGACACTATCGCGAGGCTATCTTGCTATGATTCCCAAGTTCTTGAAGAGTCAGAAAATATATTCTCCTACCCCACTGGCTTCCTTACAGAAGATGACTATATCATTTCAGCGACCTGATGGCACGGTATTATCTACATATTCTGATGCTATAAATATCGCAGGTATCATTCCAAGTGAGCGACTAAGCGGAACTACAACTCTGTTTGGAAGCAATTCTGGCGCAGGTAGCAACGTTGTCAATACGCAGGCAGTCTATACAACGCCAACAGGCTGTAATTCGGAGTACTATTGGATTCAAACTACGAATTGGTTTCCTCGTCATTTATTTAATGAGGGTGATCGTGTAAATATTGGCGGCCTAAATCTAACACCTCTTGTTGGTAATTCAAACTATAATAGTACCACAATAAGCGCAGCTGTTACAAGTGAATTTACCAACTATTTCACACAAAGTGCTGGTCTTTTAGTATCTGGTGTAGGGTATTGGGCACCTTCTGTTGGTACTTCTAATGCCTTCAGCTCAGGTGGTTACTATAGTAACGGAGTTACAACTTGTGCGAATTCACTTGGTTATGCCAACTGTATTATAGTACAAGCAAAGTATAATGACCCTACAACAGGTTCAACTACGATACGACCATTTGGTGGAGCCCAGGCAGGCAATGTCGCATTAGGTCAAGCACTTGTAGGGGGATCAAACGGTTCTTTATTTACAACGAGCAATGCGCGCATCATTAATATGAGCCATCAGACTCAATTAGTTTTCCGTGTAATTACGCGCGAGATGGATTCAACAAGTATGTTACGCCCTGATAATCTATAAAGTATCTAATTAGATGAGCACAACGGCTCCTTTAGCAATATTACTAGGCTTAGGGTGCGCAGTATTGGCAGGTGCCCGACTTGCTAGAAATGCTAAAAGATACAGAGAGGGGTTTGATGGTAATACACACGATGATACTATTCGTACAGGTCAAGAACGATACAATCCTCTCACAAGTCTTCTTGACTTAGGGAAAAATCCTTTTGTTGGTCCTACACCAGGCCCTCAGGATATTGTAAATTCTAGAGATGATATTCGCGGCGCAATGGCTGGATTAGATGTGAAGTTTCCAAGTAACTCACAAGGGGCTTCTCTCAATGTCAGGGGCGGTAAGAAGACTCCATACAATATTCCAGGTGATACATCAGGTCTAAGAGCATATTCTGTTCAGAAATGCGAGAAGGTAAATACAATTGATTGTTCAGCATTCGACAACCCTGATTTCGCAGGAAATTGCGGTATGTGTTTCAAGCCAGGTTCTGATTCGCAGGCACAAGGCCATATAGGAGGACTCTTCTTGGACCCCCAAGATAAAACTGCCTCTGAATTACAAGCACAAGCTCTTGGGGAAAAGAACGTAAATTATTCTCCCTCTGTTGGCACATGCCCCCCTGGATTTTTTATGATAAATCGCGCACAATGCGATTCACTTCAAAAACGTCTTGAATGTGAGAGCAAAAAGACGTATGATCTTCCAAATTGTTCTCAGTGCTACACAGATGGCTCTTTTACAATTGTTGACGCATCTGTACCTCTTGCGGACCTGACACTCCTTATAAGTTATATTGGAACCCTTACAGTGACTGCTGCTGGAAAAACATTGGCAACTGGAACCTCTACTCAGAATGGTGATAATAGCATTGATATTGGTTCCGTTCCTGAAGGAACCCCTATTATTATTACAGTTGATGGTGGTAAAAGTGGTGTAGTACCATCTGTAGGGGGGTTTATTCAGGGTCCAACAGCTACTGGAGTATTTCAACTTCAGATCGTACAACTTGCGGATGCGGATCTCCAATCTGGTATTAAGCCTCGTGTAAGTGGTGAAGTAACTGTGGGTGGCCAAACAGTAATTCAAATGAAGCCAGCACGCGGTTTCACAAAGATGTCTCTTCGTGTAAATATTCCAGTTACATTTGTGGATCCCACTGATGATACTGCTGGGCGTTGCGCGAGCGGACCTTATCTAACGCAAGAAGGTTCTGCGAAGATTCTAAAGTCAGGTACTTGTTTCCAGCCTGGTAATGGAACTGGAACATTTTCACTTGATTGTTTACAAGAGAAGTTTATGGAACTTGGTTGTACAGGTGACGGAACTGGTTACCCAGGAGATATCGCTAGTGCAGCAGCTCTTAATAAGGATCCTTCTGGAAATCCTCGCCAGTTGGGTGATATAGCGGATCTTATTTATGAGAACGCAATTCGTGCTTCTACAGGTGTTTCCACTACTGGTCAAAAATTAAATCTCAGTGACTGGAATCAGGCATCTATGTTCTGTACTGGTGTACAGATCGCAACACCTTGCGACGCAGTAGAAGTAACTGGTCAAATGACACAGGATTGTATGGCAGATCTATACGCAAATCGTGGTTCTGGTACACGTACTGGTTCCACATATACAGGCACAAATAACCAAGCTTCCCTTACAGGAGTTAAGAATAGATTCTGTACAACGAATGGTCTCCTATCACCCTTTGGTCCTGATGGGTCACCTCAACAGGACGCTATTAATCGTGCTTTCGCAACTGGAGGTACTATTCAGAATATCAAGGATTTATATAACCAGACACATCGTACAGCAAATGATAATACGTTGGCAGATAGTGACCGCACAAGCGCGATTGCTGATTGCTATGGTGTTTCTTTAACAATGCCTGGTGAAAATGGAACCGCTGTGGCAACCGGTTCGGCCGCGGCGGCACTTAAGGCACAGTATGACGCAGTTATGTCTGATATTAATTATCTTGAAGGTTATGGCCTTGGCCCAGGTTCAGGGAATGCGACATTTGATGATAGATGGGCAAAGAAGCAGGCTCTTGATGCGCAGATTCAGAAGCCAATTAAGGCGCGGTATGTACGTATTAAGCCTTCAATGAAACCTGGGCCAGATGATCGTTGTTTGCAGATTTCACAACTACAGGTATTTAATTCTGTTGGTCAAGAAGTCGCGCGTGGGAAAACAGCATCATCATCATCTGTATGGCAGAGTGGTTCCATACAAGCACAATATGATGGAGTTATGGCAGATCTTAACTATCTCCAAGGATTGGGTCTTGGTCCAGGTTCAGGAAATGCGACATTTGATGATAGATGGGCGAGGAAGAAGGATCTTGATAATCAAATGGCAAATCTTCCTGTTCCTGAAAGGGCTCTAGACGGTAACGCAACTGCGCGACCCTTTCCCCAGATATTCCACGATGGATGTGATACACAAGGTAAGAATCAGTTCTGGATGGTTGATTTAGGTTCAGAACAAGATTTATCGTACATAGTGTATTATAATAGAAGTGAAGGAGACTGTTGTACTAACCGTGCAGATGGTATGCCTGTTGAACTTCTAGATTCTCAAATGAATCTTGTTGGAGCAACACAAATTACAGGAAGCGGTCAACAAATTCAAGTAAACTTTACAATCTTTGATACACAGAACCTACCTTGGAATAATCTAGCGTAAGTGTCTTGAGGCATAAAGCATTTAATAAACACGGATTAGTGTCTAGTATCATTTTGATATTAGACAGTAGAGATTGGCGACTATGTTTGCCGCGCTTGCCAATACAGAAAATTCTTATTATGGGCGACAACTGCCAAATTTACTGTTATCTCCGGATACACCACAAGGTATCACTACGCCTACTCAGTATAAAGACGCTGTGAAAGTGTATGACCCTTACACGAAGAAAAGTACATCTGCAAAGGGTGACTGGGCATCTTTCATACAGAATGTGGATATCAGCCAAGATATGCGAGATAAAGCATCATTCTGTACATCAGCAACATCACCTAGTGATTTAGCTGGTATTGTTAATTATAAGGACCGTGTTCGTTGTGGCTGGATAATTAAGAAAGGGCCAAATGGTAATCCAAATCCACTTGTATCAGAGGGGGCTCTCGGTACTGAAAAGGGTCCTTTGGCCTTCTTTCCTCATGGCGAAGGTACTTGGTATTGGAATTTGATTGAGGCGCAGAAGACTCTTGATTACACTCGTTGCGCAGCGTTAACAAGTTGTAGCGATGTTGGTAACACCGATTACTATGGCAAATGTGCGTTTTGTACTAGTTTAGGACGCGGAGTTCCTATCAAAAAGGATGGGTCGCTTAAATATCCGAAAGATCCCTTACAGGGATGTGCAGCGGTGAATCTTGTTCGTGAGATGTCGTCGTGCCCACCTCCACCGGCTCCAGGAAGCGCAGCCGCTGCGGCGGCGAGTTTAGATGTATGTGAAATGAATGATAGTGGTCAGGTTTCTAGAAATTGTCTGCTGAATCGTCTTCTACAGGCTGGTTGTAGTGACCAGGGGTCAGTGTCTGTTGCGTTACAGTCTGGTGCGACACCAGACAATTATGCGAATTCCTTAGAGAGTGTTCCTTCATTCCAGAAATACCAACTCTTTGCTACAACTCCTCTAAACTCTGATGTTCTTCGCCAGGGTTCTGGATCTGCTCAAGTTGCGCTGGCAGAGTTCAAGCGGCTAGCAACAGATGCGAATACGAAGGATGTTACAACTGCTATTGGCGCAAGCGCACGAGATCTATGTATAAAGAAAGGGACATTTGATACCTATGATTTTTGTACCGAATTAAATGACTCTACTCGTGCGCCATTTCCACTTGAATGTCTCCAGAAATTATTCCGTCGTCAGGGTGGACAGCCAGCAGGAACACTCTATCCAGTAGATACAACTGTGAATAATCCTGTGAAAGGTCAGTTAGATAGTGTTAATGATCAACTAAAATATCTCTATGGTCTTGGGCTAGGTCCAGGTTCAGGGAATGTAACATTTGACAATCTTTACGCGCAGGCTCAGGACTTGAACAAGCAATTAAATGCTGGTAATACATTCCAATATTGGAACTTAAATTATAATACTTGGGGGGATGTGAAAAAAGCCATCAATGATTTAGTAGGTGCTACAAAGTCGGCGGATCAAGCAACACAAACAAGTGCTCTCACGCAGCTCCTAGGAATTAATCGCACAAAGACACCTCTTGCGCAGATTGATCCGAAAAATGGTTTTGAGATCTTTTTCTTTCCATATCCTGGAGCCGGCCAGGATAATAATCTAACCTTCTTAGGGAGACGTGTGCTAAATTCTGACGATTTTCCTACAATTCCTGTCAATTATGGCGGACCCAAGTTCCAGACTGGTTTTACACAGATGCATTTTGCTATTATCACAAATCTGCGCCCAGACCAAACGGAAACAAATATATCCTTTCAAGTGGATACTTCCGATGGCACAGCATTATCAGTAAATGTAGATATTGACCCAATTCGCACAAATGCTACTGAACAAACATATTTTAGCCGCTTCTTTGACCAACAATCTACACACTATGAAAATGTCTGTACAACTCTGACTGCTGGTGGCCCAAATTATTTAACAATCCGTTACTATGATGGACATGGCAACGCATCATTCAAAATACAGACGCGAAACTGTACAACAGGTGATACAAATCTAATTCCTCCCTATATGTTTACCCTTACACAAGAGCCTGCTGCTCCATATGCTTCTTTCGCAGTTCTTTATAGAGAGGATGCGCCATTCTTTGAGGAGTATCGTCTAGGGCGTGGACTTTTTGCTGGTGTTCGCAATGGAGGAGGTACTGCTAAAATCCTGGAAAATAATCCTCTACCTGGCAATCTTATCCCTTACAATATATCTGCAAATGGAGGATGGAAAGTAAAGACGCGTATCGCATTTCAGAGTCTTAGAACTATTACATTTGTATGGGCACTTGATGGAACAGGAACATCTGGTACAGTATTCTCTTGGGTAGATCCAGTCTCAGGAAACGGCTTTACTCTATCTGTAAATGCGCAGCAATTAACTGCTACTTGGAACATACAGGGCGCTGCTGCACTTCAGGGTACAATGCCTGTATCTGTGAATGCGCAGAATACAAATTACACACGGATTACATTTGAGGCTGTCGGCGGTGTAATGCTTCCAAATCAGATTCGCATTGCGACGGTTGCGATGAATCTAAATGATATAACAAATATAGAAAATCCTACGAATCAGATTCTCTTAGTTACACAGAATGCTGGTCTCTTCGCGCGTTATATTCAGAATCAGTCTATGGCTGGTTTTATGGGATTTGGTTCTTCGCAGGGTAGTGCCGCAACCGGTCAAGGAGGTATTGGTCTATTAATTGGATTTCTCCATCTTTTTGATTATATTGTAAATACAGCCAATAGCCAGGTAGATATTACTGGAGGCTGGAAGAGGAAATTTATATATTAATTGGCACCGCGCATGGTCTAAACAATTAGTGATTTCCCTTACAGATATACCGCTACATGGACAGTAAACTAGATGCCATTTATTGTATAGTAAATCAGACCTATGAACCTGATAGGGTCCATAGATTGGTAAATCATATTCTTGAAAGACTTCCATCATTTCCGAGAGATCGAATATCTCTATGTGCGCCAACATGGGGAACATCTCTCACAACAGAAGAGTGTTTCAATGTATATGATCCCTGGATGTCGCGACCTGGCTGGCCAAGTTTTACATGGAAAAATCGCTGCCTAATTAAGGGAGAAATTAGCCTTGTTCTTAATTTTTATATGGCAATGAAAGATGCTGTTGAAAAAGGTCACAAAACAGTTCTTATTCTGGAGTCAGATGTTTTTCTTCGAAATGATTTTGAAGAAAGACTTCTTAAATTATTTGCGGTTGCGGAGGAGACGCCTTGGGACTATATTTCTCTAAGCGATGGTATTGGAAGTCATGCGGATTGTTATGTTCACCCTTACATGGAGCAAACTGTCGCTTCCCCACCTCATCAATATGTGTTTCGTTGTACAGATTCCATGTTATTTCGCACGGAAATCTTCAAGAAAATTATCACAACAATTCTCCCATTTCGCGAATGTCTTGACTGGGAACTCAATTTTCAGTTTCTCGTTCACGGAGGAAAGGCTTTGTGGGCTGAGCCCCCTCTCGTCGAACAAGGAACAACAAAGGGACGATCAATTACTTTGTTACCTTCCTAAGGCGCGAAGGTTGTCTTATACTTTCCTGTAAGGGGGTCAAATGTTCTTGTGCCAAGTTGTTTCTCAAACAATCTGTCACGTACATTAAAAAGTGAGAAAGAGCCATTTGGTTGCGGCTTGCCAATATACTGCTTACCCTTAATACCAAATACTGTATATTTTGCGGTTTGTGGAGGAGGTGGCGCAACAGCAGATTCTGCTCCTACAGGTGCTCCTATTGCTGCTGTTGCTCCTGTTTCAAATCGTGTAGATCTCTCAGTCTCTACAATATCTTCCATAAGTCTTGGATCATACATAAATTCATCAGCACCCCCCTTAATTCTGAAACAGCGGATAGTTTCAAGCGGTGTACTATTCTCTGTGGAGTTCAGATTACAATCCACCGCCGACTGTTTCATAACTCGTAAAATATCGTCAGACACTCTCTTCTTAGTCTCGCTAATACCTTGAATAAACTGGTCAGATGTTCTAGCATTATCTAAAATCATAAACGATTCATCGACTAATTTCTTCATAATCATATCTTCACTCACAACTGATACATATGTAAATACTTCAACAGTACGTTCTTCAACTGGAAGTTCAGAATGTGAGCAGATACGAACAGCTCGTCCCTTCACCTGATCCGTGCGCACAGGATTCCAGAAAGGTTCCATAATATGAACAGAACGTACATTCTTGAGTGAAAGTCCTTCTGCGCCAGCACCTGTAATACTAATTACCCTACAGATATCTCCCCTCTTATTTGTTGGCCCCTCAAATCCGGATTCACGGAGTACTTGCGAAATCTTTGGAGGTAGACGGTCAAATCTCGCATTGAATAAGTTAATAAGAAGATTTCTGCGTTCACGTGTCTCCTCACCACTATATAAAATATAACGCTTCTTGGCTGGAGCGCCCCCTTGCTGGCTACTTTCAGGCTCTGAATCTGAACTAACTACTGTATTGGATGGGGATGGGGATGGGGATGGGGATGGGGATGGGGATATGGGAGCAGCAGCCTCAAGAGCCACAGAACTTACACCAAAATGCGCTCTAAAACTTTGTTCCGTTCGTGGAGAAAAGTATGGATCTAAATCAGATCCAAGAATCTCAATTGGAATATATCCATTCGCTTCCAATGCTACACCAAAAAGACCAATACCTTCAAGTGTTCTGAACTGACTATATACAAGCGCAGATCCATTGGACTCATCAATCTGTCTCAGAATTATCGCGTACTTTGGACTATATTTGGCAAGAGAAGGCTGACCTGCTTCTTTTGGCTCAAGAACAAAGTGAACATCTTTAATGGAACGGAGAGCCTCAATAGCAGCTGCGATCTTCTGCTTATAGGTGAGACCTGTGATAACCTTCCTTTGTGGTACAACGCCAGTATCAGCAGCATCAATAGCCTTATCTTCGTCCTCCGCCGCAACTGACGCAGCATCATCATCTACCGCATCAGCCTCCTGGTCTCCAAGCACTTCTACTTCTTTTCCGAGTTCCTCCTCCAAATCAAACTCATCATCTGGAAAAGGGCGAGGCACCTTCTCAGGAAATACAAAATTACATGCCGCGCGACTTCGGAATCTATACGATGATGGATTCTTCTTTCTTGACACCGCAAGAACATCTGACCATGCTGCTACAACCTTTGTTTTACCTTCATCCTTTTTCTTCTTCTTTTCTGCGTCCTCTTGTTCCTGCTCATATCTGCGCGCTTTCAGATACCCTACAAGGGCATATTCAGTAAAAGGTACATTCACATACTCATCACGTGTAACACGAGGCATAAATTCTTCCTTTGATCCCTTATAGTAGGATATTAGACCACTTAGACGCTTACTTAGTACGATCTCATTATTAACTTTGAGACTTGTTCCGTCAATAAAATACTTTTCAAAATTTTCGCCGTCCGCTGGTAAAAGTGGAAGCGATGTAAATTCTGGTTTTGTGATGAGCACTCCCTGTTCTCGGAGTTGGCCTTCTAGATCCGCGAAGATCTCCTGAATAGAATGAGGTTTCGCCTCGTCTCCAACATTTTCTAGACCTACGAATTTTCCGGACTCATCAAACATCTTTCTATATCCATCAGGCACCGCAGAAATAATAATCTGTTGAGCCGACTGTGTTTGAGTAATCTTGAAAAAATCAATGCGAGTATGCGCTGCCGCGAGTTTTAGAAATGTTGCCTCAACTCTTGCTTGTGGTATATCTGGCTTTGACGGAATTGTCGCCGTCGCAGAATCAATATATCCATGGAGAACATTCGCCAGAATACCTAGCTCTTCTGGAAAGTTCACAATAGGTGTACCAGAAAGCGCAACAATCTTTGTATTTTTCGCACCACACAAGAGACGATAGAAGAGGAATGCGCGCTTATAATTCGCGCTTACATTACATAGTTTTGGAACCCACTTACCAGGGATAATAGGTTCTGCTGCGATTCTACGTTTCTGACCAGGAGTTTCTGTAAGATAGGGTTCAATAGTTCCTTGCATGAGTCGTGTTAAATTGTGAACCTCGTCAATAATAATAACCGAGTCGTCAAAGAAATCTGGCTCCGAGCAGGCCCAAATCTTCAATTGACTTGCGCGAATACCGTTATATGATATAAACGTTATACGATTACGTAAAATCGCGAAAATCTGTTCACGAACTTCTGACTTCTCTTCATCAGGAAGCGAATCATAATTAGACGGCTGCTCAAAATCGGGAACATAAAAACCAGCAGGACGCTTCGCACGCTTCTGCTTGGCAAAAAATGTGTCAGGAATCTTCATAACCTCCCTTGCAAAGAGTTCTGCCGTCGGATCCGATTCAAAGTCTATACGAACCCAGTGATTCTGAAGACGGAAATGCTTGAAGCCACAGAAAGTAATCTCTGTAAGGAAATTATTCTGAAGACTAAAAGGGGTCATTATAATGATCTTCTTACCAGATGTACCATAGAGCGCTTCCATTGCGGCAATGGCAGAGCACGTCTTACCTGAACCGAGACCATGATACACAAGAGCACCCCTATAAGGGGATGCTTGACGAATATATTCTCGGACAAATTGCTGATAGAGATACATCTTTGTAGTGTCTTCGCCTGCCGCTCCAAGTTTCTTACACGCCTCCATATCAGGGGCTTCAAGACGCGGTGGAAGGGCGAAGTCGCCATAGGTTTTTACAATGAAGGATGTGAACCCTTTGCGATTCTGTGGTACATATGCCTCAGGTACTTCCATATAGGGATCATTATTCTCTACAGATTCAATTGAATCCTTGAATTTTTTAAGTGTAGGCGAGTATTTAGGACGGCGGATCTTCATTGTTTTTGTAGGGGCGACTGTTGTTGCGAGTGGTTCTGTTGCGATTGATACTGGCAGTGGCAGAGCACTTACTATTTTTGGACGGCGAATCTTCCTTGTTAGAGGTTGAACTGGTGGAACTTCTGTAGGGACTTCTGTTGGAACTTCTGTAGGGACTTCTGTTGGAACCTCTGTAGGGACTTCTGTAGGAACTTCTGTTGGAATAGGCAGAATAGGTTCTTTTTTGGGTTTTGGAGCAGGGGCGGCTCGCCGACTAAACATTAATGGAACAACTTGTGTTAAGTCAGATGCTACAAGTTCTTCAGGAGGTGCTATAGCACCGGGAGCGACCTTTTTAATTGGAATCGCTGAAAAAGTTAGTCTTTTACCTCGACCTCTTATTTGGGACTTCTTTTCAGGAACTGTTGCCTGTGGCTCAACGGGCTCCATCTAATTCTCTGAACTATTATCACTTGGTCCAACCGAACCAGTCAATCCAATCGGCGCGATAGTAAATTCAGTTGCATTTGGATTTAGTTGTGGCGGCGCTACAGGTGTCAAAGATGGAGATATCATAGTCTGTAAGTATTCTAGAGCGAGACGACTTGCCTCCTGCTCTGCCAATTTCTTATTCTTCGCAGATGACTTTGCCACAACATTTCCATGAATATCTAGCACTCCCATTGTAAATACTCTATCATGCGGCGGACCATCCACATGTACTTCCTTATAGCGAGGTGTCTGGTGATACTGTGCTTGAAACCAGCGAAGTAACTGGTCCTTATAATTAGTATTTTCCTGAATTAATGATACAATATCTACCTCTTCTTCAAGAACATTTACAAGCCACTCTTGTGCTGCGCGAAATCCATTACCTGGATTTACATCATTTTCAGTAACATAGAGAGCACCAATCCACGCTTCAAGCATAGATCCCAAGATCCGCAAGTTTTTCCGCCCATCGCAAAACTCCTCCACATGACGGCTAATAACTAGCCAAGAACCAAATCCGAGTTTTTGCGCAATAACACCAAGCATCTTATTATTTACAATCTGTGTACGTAACCTTGTAAGGAATCCTTCCCCTTGACCAGGATAACGTTGGTAAAGATAAATAGCAACAATACACCCAAGTACAGAATCACCCATAAACTCCATTTCCTCATTGTCTGCTTCTTGAAGAGGAAGACAATTAGGAGGACGTTCAGCCATCACCATGGGTTCTCCATTTTGAGACTGCTCAGCCCATAGATCCGGACGATTTACATAGGACTTATGAATACATGCTTGACGAAAGAGTTCAGGCTTCTTCATAGTATTTCCATATTTCTTTAGGATTTCAGAGATTACTTTAGTAGGAATGATCTTATTATTAGAATTCCAAGGATTAAATACCCTTGGCTGTTCCATTTCGTTGATATGGTGTCTCTAACTATAATAGTGTATATGTTCTTAAACTGTCTGCTAATAGTTTAAAAAATTAGTATTCAATTTTAGAGTATGTCTTCTTCGACAGACAGTCTAACAAAAGCACGCGAAAAAGCAACAGCAGAGGCCAAGGCTCGTGGAGAAAAAAGAGCGGAGGAAATAAAGTCCAAGAAAGTAACTTGGGATGCCGCTGCGGCCACTGAACCTGTAGAGGAAGGTGATGGAAATAACAATGATTTTGATTTTGTTCCAGTAAATAATGCGAAATCTACTACAAGCACAAATACTAATACAACTAACATCACTGCTAAAACAACAAATAGTGAACTACTCCCACTAGGGAAATCATCTACAATAGAACCGACCAAAAATAATACTGTAGCAGAAGATCTTGCTCCTCCTCCTTCAGATGGTTACAAACTTCTCAATATCGCAGGGGAAATTATAAATCTTGGTTCCATAGGATCCGCGAATAATTCAGGAAGACTCAGTATCAGCCAATTCAAAAATATTTTCACATCAAATGACTCAGAAATTACAATACTTCAAAAAGTATTTGGAATTCCAACTCTACGCCATACTCCAAAAATTCTTACCAAAGAAGGATGTTCCCTTACAGAGAGTGAGGGGAAAATTGTTCGGAAGATCCTCTTAGCACGTTCACGAGATCTCGCACGTGGTGAAAAATTATCACGAGGCTTATCACTTTCCTCTACGCAAAATAAAATACGCAATTACAAGGCACTAATTGTTCGCCTTGATGAACTAATTGGATCGCCATTAGAGGCATGTGAGCCTGAGGTAGCAGGAAAATTCTCACTTCCATCGATGCCCAATTTTGGAAAACTCTTCAAGAAGGATGACTCTGTTGAAAAGTTATTGATTCTGATCCTACTACTCCTATTAGGGGTATCTTCTGAAAAAATTCGTGCGCGAAATGTTCAGCAACGTCTTGGCCATGAAACGATTGATAAACTTCTCCGCAGCATTCAAACAAAATCTGTAAAAGCGGCGAATATTGAGAAGATTCTACACGATGTTGTTGATGGGAGTACATTAGATCTAAGTATGCCACAGAGCGATGCGGCTTCTGTGGCAACAGCAGTCACTCTACCTGATAAACAACTTGAGGCATCATATAAATCTCTAATGGAAGAGTTTGATGAATTGAAAGGGAATTTTAATAAAGCAACAAGGGAAAGGGATGAACTAGAGGCGCAATTGAAGGGGAAGAATGATGCGATTAAGCAACTTGAGGCTGTATTGGAAGGAGAAAAGGCAAAATCCGCAGGACTTCAAGAACGTGTCAACGCCGCACCAAGTACTGACTCAAAGATGGTAGAAGAGATAGAATCATTACAGAGAGATAAAGCAACCCTTACAGGGGAAATTTCAAGACTTCAGGAGGATAGAGTTACATTGAATGCTGCTCTTCTTGATGCCAAGGCTAAAATGAAAATAGTAGCAGAATCATCGCGTGATATATTGGAGAAAATTAAAGCAAAGAGGGAGGAGGTGCGTGAAGCATTCGCTAAAAAGCAGAAAGAGATTGAGGGGCTTATTCGCACAAAAGAGGAACTTTTAGAGCAGAAGAAGGAACTTGAAGTAACACTTCGCGCAAAATCACAGGCCACAGATGCTGTTACTGCAGAGAAAGAAGCACTTCAGGATGAACTCCGCACAAAAACAGCAGAACTCGCAGAGGAGAAGGCTGCGCGCGAAGCAGCAGAAGCATCTCTAAGTTCCCTACAGGAGAAAACAGCAGATCTTACTGATGAAAATAGTAGTGATGGTTCACTAACTGAGATAAGTGCGGCGTCTTCAGCAAATGTAGCAAGTATAACAAGTATTCGCGATCGTCTGGAAGTGCTGCGTAAATTACGTTCGCAGCCTGATAGGGAGCGCGAAATAGATGCCCTACAGGATTCTCTAGAGAATATGTCAGCATCAGCAGAAAATGCTGCGGCTGATAAACAGGAAGATTTTGCTATTACTCTAAAAAATTTATTGGTTCAAACTGCTCTTCTTGATGCTGAGAGCAATGAAGATGAAGTACATGGTTTTATGACACCTGAAGAGGTATTAGAACCTGTAAAAGAGAAATTATGCTTACTATTGTATTTTACAGATCTATTTTGGAATCAGATTGAAGGCGCAGAAGGGGCGCCTGATTATAAGGATGCTGCCACATTTATCCATACTATTGATGACACATTTCTACCAGATCTAGAAGGAAAAGATATATGGCCAACAATTTTACAACTTGGGAAAATTATTAGTACGCTTGAGGGGGGTGCGGCTGCGCACTTACCAGAAGAGGCCCATAAATTAATTAAGCAAATAGCATCAGTTGATGCTGATAAAAAAGAGAAGGACCGCGCAAAATACAGATTTATTCTTCAGCAAATCAGAACACGAAATAAGTTTCTCCCCCATTCTGAAAAATACATTGTAGCTTCTGGATCTAAGGTAGAGATCCTCGACAAGCCAAAAGAGGGGGAAGGGCGCAGCAAAGAGTTTTCAATTCTTGAGTCGCCATATCTATTTTTACTTGAAATGAAATTAATGACTCGTTATAATGATTATATTTTAAAACAGTCTCCAAATAGATTAGAATGTCAAAGTCTTGGACTACAGACAGAATGATTCTTAAGGCAAAATATAGTTTCTATTCTACATTAGTTTTTTTCTTAATAGCAAACCCTGAAACATATAAAATAGTTCAAACATTCCTAGGAGGATTTTTGAACATAGCCGACACGGCTGGCTGCCCTAGTGCTACAGGATTCTTTCTTCATACGGCAGTATTTTTCATAGTTATGTGGGGTTTAATGATGTTTCCACATGAATAGTTTGTTGAGAGTATCAATCGCAAGATTTTTTCATGTTTCTCAGAATATTGGATTCCCTGATATATCTTCTTATAAAGGGCCATTTCTGATAAATTTTGGGCGTCCATACTTTCAAATCCTGCCCTGATAGCAAGTTCATAGACATAATCCATATATACAACATAATCCTCTGTAACTGATTGAGAACTATATACAGGTGTCACAGACATTCTATTCTGATACCTCTGCTCTTTTTTCGTCATATTTCTCTAAACTCTACTCAGAGACAATAGCCATGAAGAATCAATCATTCTATATTTTCGCAGGCGTTGTTGTTATTGCGCTCGCACTTATATACTTCTATGGACTTAATAAGAAAGGTGAAGGCTTCTCTTCAGGGGATAAGAACACCCTTACGATGTACTATGTTGACTGGTGCCCTCACTGTACGCACGCAAAACCTGATTTTGAAGCACTCCGAGATGCTTCCCCAGTGGATATAAATGGTCAGCAAGTTGAGTTTAGTATGGTGAACCCTGAAAAGACTCCTGAACTTACAAAGGGAAAGGCGATAAAGGGCTATCCTACAATTATTCTTACGAAGGCTGGCGGACAATCTTTAGAATATAGCGGTGAAAGAAATAAGGAAGGCTATATGTCATTTTTAAAATCAAACCTATAAGGGTATTCACAAACCTACGAAACAGACCGTCTACGAAACTTTGAGGCTTCTTTGTTTTTTATCTGCGTATCAAGAAACTTCTTCGCAGCAGTTTGGCCACATTTAAATAAGTAAGCCTTATCTTCATCTGTAGCCTCAAAATTCCAAGAAGGGTATGTAGAACAAGGAATAATTACTGTATTCTTGGAATAACGAGAGTAAATCTCTCTATTTTCGTTAATCCAAAAACATGACATAATCTTATGAAAATACGACAAAATATTTGTGACTTCGCCAAAACTTCGCTCATGGTCATCAAAAGTTAGACCTAACGCATCTTGTGCTTCAAAATTATTCAGATGTACAATTGGATAGTTCGCAATAACTCCTCCATCAGTTAAAAGATTATTTGTTATAGGATCCCTTATAGGTGTAAAATAAAATGGAAGAGACATTGATGCGCGAAGAGCATCCACAATCCTTATTTGTGGTGTATATGCTTTACTAAATTCCCTTACAGATTGTGTATTCAGATCTGTCGCAAATATACGAAGTTGTTTATTATTTGGAACCTCTGAAAATTTCAAATCTGGAGAGAGCCCCTTTATCTTGAGAAGACTTGCAAATAGTTTCATAAGACCCTCTCCATCATCTACCCCAAAGTTTTCATCATATTCTAGAAGTTTTTCTGGCGAAATGGAGCGGATTTCTCCAAAATCAAATTTAGACATTATTGTCTTCATTTCTGTAAGGGAATATCCAATACAAAAGAGGAAACATATAAATGCACCAGCTGAAACTCCAAGATACTCTTTAATATCTGGTAAAAGTCCTTCACTTTCAAATACCTCTAAGGCCCCTAAATAACTAATTGTGCGAATTCCGCCACCACTCAAACAGAGTTTTGTTGGTTTAAGAGGAGGCAGGAGGCGAACCATTTTACTAATAAAACTAGTGATTTCTATTAAGTACACACGCGGTATGAACCAGCACCACGACCGTACCGAAACTCCACTTTTAAAGCCAGGTGCTCTATTTACTGAGCGCTCATCACGTGATAAAGCAAGGTTAAAGGCATATAATCAACTTTTGGAGCAGATCTACAATCGTATCAAAGTTGCTTCACGTGTTCCTGGGAATGCTTGGATTTTATATACAGTTCCTCCATTTGTATTCGGTCTGCCAAAGATTGATTTAGAAGACTGCGTTGTATATTTAGTACATCAATTACGCCAGGCAGAATATGAAGTTCGGTATACATATCCAAATCTTCTATTCATTTCATGGAGACATCATGAACGGAACTATATTTTGAAGGATTCACCTATTATGAAAGCAATGTTACCTACACCTCCAACACCTGTTCCTGCCTTGAAAAATGCGTTGCCTAGTGGCGGACGGCGTGGTTTGCGAAGCGATGGTGGAAAACAAGGACAGCAATCACAAGGACAGCAATCACAAGGACAGTCACAGCAGCCGCTACTATCTCCTATACGCTCCGCAGGAGAATATGCTCCACCAAACTCATTCCTAAATGCTATGAGTGGTGGACTTGGTGAAAATCCCTCTCGGCCTCAAGATGCCATGTCGGCCGCCTACAGCGGAGTGACTCGTAAACAAGCTGTTCTAGATGATCTGTTTCGCTATTAGAATGGAAAGCCGATTTGTACATTATCATTATTATTTACCAGAATTTTATAATAAAGTTCTGAAAGATAATAGAATTTCTACTAAATATAGTACATATACTTGGAAATTAAGTGAAAAGATTGATTTTTTTAAATATTTGAAATGTGGATTTCCATGCTCGCCTATACTACTAGCACCGAGTGCTGCCGCAGCAAAAGAATATACCTGTATTGATGGTGTAAATCGTATATATCTTATTATTGATTTCATGCTTGGAGGCCTACGATCGTACTTTTCAACTGATGATAGAGAACGTCTTGAGAAAATGTCAATTGATATATATATTTCAGCAACTCCCTTACAAGAGGATGTATGTAATCTTATTCGGAGATCATTTCATGTAGATATGCCTGTTGCTGCTCCTGCTCCTGTTCCTGTTGCTGTTCAACTGCCTGTTGCTGCTCCTGTTCCTGTTGCTGTTCAACTGCCTGTTGCTGCTCCTGTTGCTGCCGCGACTGCTCTTCCGAAACCATCCCTTGCTCCTCCAGAATCAAATAATGTTATAGTTGTTTCCCAAGTGAAAAAAGTTACAGCCAATATTAAAACGAAGATTCCCAAAAAACAGATTCACGAATCCCTAAAAACATCTGTTTGGAATAAATACATTGGCCAGGATAAAGGCACTGCTCCGTGTTGGGTCTGCCGATTTACTCCAATCACACAACGTGAATTTGATACAGGTCATGTAATCGCTGAAATAAATGGAGGCGCAACACATATTGATAATCTTCGTCCAATCTGTCGCAAATGTAACCTCTCTATGGGGGCACAGAATATGGAAACTTTCAAGGAACGTTTTTATGGAGGTCAAGAACTTTAGGTTGCAGCGCCTGACCAATGAAGATGGCCATAGAGCCTCTTTGCCAATACAGGCCCCAACTTCCGTCCATTCGGAGTCTTTACCTCTGTGAGGTCCTTCTCCGCTGCCGCTAAAATACCTCCAAGACTCTTGAATGCTACAACAAGAGCCTTCGCCTTATCCAGGCTCACTCCTGTACATTGTTGTAGCACTGCGAGAACAAAATTCTCGGAGTCATCCTTATTACCCTTCTTCGTAAAAGATGTAACATCCGAATACGAAAGTGTATCGGCCTTAAAACATTCCTTGTCCTCCGTTAATTGATGCGCAATTGTCTCCATAAGTTCAGCAGTCTCCCTTGTAGAGGATGTTTGCATGAGACCAATCCCATAACGGAGACAGAGACGTGTCAGTACTTGCCAGAGTACCTTCTTCTTGAAGGAATTTTGAAGCGACCCCTCAATAACATAGAGAGGCCGTGCCTTCTTCTCGGCGCAGAAGGCCAGGAGGCGAGTGCGCTGCTCACGGTAACGACCATCTGTAAGGGATGATTCTAAGTCTGCTACAGCCTTCCTCTCAACCACAACTGCGTATTCGTTCGTCTCTGGGGAGCCTATCCATATATCCCCTACAGGGAGCTGTGCGACCGTTATTGACGAAGTCGATACAGGGAGCTGTGCGACCGTTATTGACGAAGTCGATACAGGGAGTTGTGCGACCGTTATTGACGAAGTCGATACAGGGAGTTGTGCGACCGTTATTGACGAAGTCGATACAGGGAGTTGTGCGCTTGGATATGTAGTCATAAGCACTATCAATTCACGCTCACGTGAATCTAGGACAAGTGACGCCGCCATTACTATTCATCATCTATATAGTGCAGTTTAAATCTATTTTCATAATTTATTATACTATTCCCCAGGAATGGAGAATTATAAATATCTGTATCGTTCATAACAATTTCTTGACCTGGCCCTCTAATAGAACATACTTTAAATTTTGCCCCACTAATATCTCCTGCAAGGGTTAGAGTAAAATTGTTATCAAGTAAGTTATAATATTTTAATTGTGAATAGATATGATCAAAATGAATCTCTTTTATGGAATTATCATAATAGATTAATATCTGATAGTTTGCTAGATTTGGAAGTTCTTCTGCTCTTTTAACATAGAAAAAATCAATTACGCGTTTTGTATATACTGCTATTGGTTCATCCTTTTTGTCACCAAATGTAACAGCCGCAACTTTTGGCCAAAGAGTTTGTGGTTGAACCTGGCCAAAAATAAGTTCCCAGAAAACTTCCAGAAAAAATCCTGATATAAAACGATTTAGTTTTTCTTTTATCATCATCCAATTATATATATTTTCATACATAATCTTTGGTCTCGCAAGAATTAAACTCTTATGAACTAGAAATTGGGCATAAAGTTTTTGGCCAAAAATAAACTCTCCATACTGACAAAGTTCTCCACAATAAGGTTCCAAAAATTCATTATAAAGACTTACAAGTCCATTATAAAAGCTAATGGTTCCGTCAGGATTGTATTGATGATATAAATAAAACTCTGCTCCTGCAACTTTATTAAAATTCCAGAAAAGTTTCTTTGTCCCAATTTGTGAAGTTATTGCATCAATAATACTTCCCTCCTGATGATAGGAATACTCATGATCATGTAATAAAATAGAATATTCTGGAAGAGATTCATAGTTATCAATTATATATTTAAGATATGCAGACGCTTCATTACCAATATTTTTAGGGACATTATAAGGACTCGTTGGGTCTTCTTTAGTGTAGGGATGTACTTCAAATCCCATTTCACGAAGACGATCTGCCCAAGGAATTGGTGTTTTATAGATGGAACTTACTATAATAGTATTTTTAGGATCCATGCTGTTATAGTTAATTTATAGGTGGTTTAGACCCTATTTAAGACCAATTACGATGTTCATAGGTTGGTGCGAACATACGCTCAAGGCCTGGTGTCCATTTTGTATAATCAGTTCGTGTACTTCGTACAGAATTACGCGCCTCATAAAATGGATCAAGTGCTGCTGAGGTATCTGCTGCCGCTTGAGGTACTGCGACTACATCGAATGCTTTTGGATTTGAATACATTTGCCCCCCTACAGAGGGTGCTGGATCATCCTCATACGTGAACTTGGGATGTTTTGGCTGAACTCCAAGAATTTGAAATACATTGTTTCCCTGCTCTGAGATCTCTGGAACTTGATCGCGCGCATTATATATCTTATGAATAAGTTCTTTCGCGTCTTCTACATCATATGTTGTTAAGTCGCCGGCGTGCTTAGGCGCATATGTTGCTAGAATCTTTCGCTCCTCATCTTCGAGGGCATCCATATCAGGTGGCATCAATGACGCATCTTCAATTGCCTTGTATGTATCAGTTGGGATTTGAGCGGTTGGTGGAGCATTAAACATTTCGGATTTGCCTGCCTGGAAGACTGCCGCCGATGGTGGCATAGCAGCCCAGTCCATTGGATACGCAGAAGTTAACGCATTCTTCGTCTCCTTAGTAAGTTCGCGAGAACCTTCATTCTGAAACACAAGATTGTACTCATAATCATCAAGAGAGTTAATTGGATCTACTAAATAAGGTCTCTCAACACGGCTTGTGTCAAGAACAAGGGATGGTAGTTTATCTTTGTTAAATAAATGTTCAAGTTCCTTCTTGGATTTTGGCTCATCTGAGACAGGTGCTACCTCCGTATTCTTTGAAGCAAGTTGTTCCTGGGCGCCACCTGGAGTAAAATATTCAGGCTTGCGTCTAAAAATATGACTAGCAATAAACCAGCAGACATATACGGCTATAAGAACACCAACTATACCATATAAAAATTTAGAGATAGTTATCTTCTTCATATCAATGATATGACCCTATTCTATTATAGTAAAATTAGGAGGCGTTGATTTATTCCATTGTGTTCACCGGTTTTTATTGCTAACTTCTAATTAGATGCCATCGCGTAAGCGCCATAGTTCGGGCAGGCTTTCTGCGCCCGTAGATGTAAACAGTACAGAAAAAATTGGAAAGTTTGAAAGTCTTATAGGGCCTGTTCTTGTCTTTGTCTATGCTGATTGGTGCGGTCATTGCCAACGTTATAAGCCTATGTGGAAGAAACTCTCGCAAGACCCAAATCGTTCCATTAATATGGCTGCTGTTCGCGACGATATGCTCCCACAGACAAGCCTTACAGAGAGGGCTGAACCTGTTTCTAGTTATCCAACTGTACTTTTAATTGGAAAAAATGGGAAAGCTGTTAATTTCAAGAGTGATACTGGCGAGTCTCAGGAAGTGCCTGACCATGGGAATATGGATAATATGCGCGCTATTATTCGCAATGCTGGTACCGAGAAAGGTGAAGTTGCTCTTGCTGCGGCGTCTTCTACCGAACCCATTCGCAGAGCAAATGTAACTGCGAAAAATAAACCTCTACCTTCTGTAAATATTCGCACAAATACACCTACTCCGAACTATACACCTACTCCGAACTATACACCTACTCCGAACTATACACCCACTCCGAACTATACACCCACTCCAAATCTAGTTCCTAATAAGAAACAGTTTCCAGTAGCAATTACTGCTACACCATCAGAGCCTTTAACACCTATAAATTCTGTCCAAAACATAACAGCGGAGGTAACCCCTCCAGGACCATCCGCAGGACCGCCAAATATTGCGGCGGATATTGTCCAAACGAAACGTCTTGTTAAAGACCAGACAGGAGGATCCCTATTTGAGATACTTGCTAGAACAGCATATTCTGCTGCGCCTGCTGCTGTTTTAATTGGTGCCCATAAAATGCTTAGCACGCAGAGAAGAGGTCGTTCTACGAGGCGCCAGAAGAGACGCTCTAAGAAGCGCGCGTCGCGAAAGCACTGATTGTCTAGTGCGAAGCACTGATATCATTTTTGTCAGCGGTCAACACCGCTAGAAAAATTGTCTAGTGCGAAGCACTGATATCATTTTTGTCAGCGGTCAACACCGCTAGAAAAATTGTCTAGTGCGAAGCACTGATATCATTTTTGTCAGCGGTCAACACCGCTAGAAAAATTGACCCCCATTAAAGTGCAAGTTTTAATCAGTATAAAATGCCCCTACAGATTCATATTTTAGACATCGTCTCCAGAGACCAAAAGGTCCTTGTAGAGGATGAAGAAACCTTACAGGTAGAGTTTCTGGAGAATGATCAATCAGATGATGAAGGGTTTCATAAGAAGCGACCTTCAACATTCACTAAGGCAAATGAGAAGACTGGAATTATTCTCCATATCTTTGGTTCCACTGTTAATGGACAGCCTGTGAGAATTGATGTGAAAGGGTTCAAGCCATTCTTCTATATTCGTGTTCCAGATGGAGGGTCACTTCCTGAAGCAAAGGAGGTTATTCGTCAATATCTTAAGGATAATCTGAGTAAGCAATTGGGAAATGATTCGCGTATTACAATTGATACTGATATGCGTGAAGTACTCTTTGAATTTACAAATGGTGAGAAATTTCCCTTTCTGAAGATTACAGTTCCTTCACTTGCATGTTATCGCGCTGTTCGCAATTTGTTTCTTGACCCTCAGACACAACTTCCTGCGACTCAAGGATATGTTCCACTTCCTGCGCCTTTCATTGGACAACACAGTCCGCGAGTATATGAGGCAAATCTTGATCCAATGTTACGATTTCTCCATGTCCAGGACTTGGCTCCCTGTGGCTGGGTAGAATTTGAAACACTTGAGGTTGAGGATCTTGAAAAAGAAACTGATGGCACCCTTACAGGGGATTGTGAACATAATGAGGTTGTAGCATGTTCTACACCGCCAATCCCTTGCGCGCCATTTCTAATAGCATCTTGGGATATTGAATGTTTCAGTAAGAGTGGTGATTTCCCTGTTGCTGGGAAAAAGTATGGAAATGTAATCAAGCCACTTCTGGAGGCAGCGACAAGTGCTTCCGATTTTGGAACACGATTTATTGAGGCAGTCTTTGGGAGGGGGAGCAGTAGCAGCGAACCTACTATTCCCCTTACAGGGTCAGCACTGAAGCAAGTAACAGTTGAGAAGACTGTGTTTTCGGAGCGATTTCTTGGGATTGTGGCAGATTACCTAAAGAATCGTTCGGATATGAAGGTTGCTGATAAATCTGCCAAGATTACTGAGATTGGTGAAATACTTGACAAGGCATTTGGAAAGTTGGCAGTTCCCAAAGGTGATCCAGCAATTCAGATTGGAGTTGTCTTGCGTCGTCTAGTTACTGAAAGCACGACTGAACGACATATCTTTGTGCTTGGAGACTGTGCTCCTATTTCTGGTGTAATCGTCCATGCCTACAAAACAGAAGCACGCATGATTCTTGCTTGGTGTGAATTCATCGCAGAACGTAATCCAGATATCCTTACAGGGTATAATGTCTTTGGTTTTGACGAACGTTATTTGTGGGACCGCGCACTAGAACTCGGCCTTGTACGCGGCAGCGGCTACAAAACAGAAGTTGTAGAATCAGTCCTGAAACTCTCGCGCCTCGCCGCATCAGGTGGAACAGTCCGCCTAGAAGAGAAATTCCTAAGTAGTTCCGCACTTGGTGATAACTTCATGTATATTATCTCTACTCAGGGCCGACTTCAGATTGATTTGTACAACTATGTAAAACGTAGTTTTAATCTACCATCCTACAAATTAGACGAGGTTACAAAGAACTTCCTGTCAGGGAAACATAAATCCCTTGTAGTAGATGGGGGGTACATTCGTCTCAATGTTGGGAAAAAGTCTGCGAATGAGGTAGGTGTTGGACGCAGTGTTGTATTCTTGGATGAACTAGGCGAGTCCCTTACAGAGAAGTTGAATGTAGTCGCTGTGGAAGGTGATGAACTTGTCCTCGATGGACGCAGTCTTGAACGAGAGGATTCTGTACCATTTGACTCTATTGCTGAAGACGCTGTCAAGTGGGTTATTGTGAAGGATGATGTATCGCCACAAGAACTATTCAAACTCCATCAAGGCTCTGCGGAGGATCGTGCGAAAATTGGGCGCTACTGTGTACAAGATTGCGAACTTGTGCTGGACCTCTTCAAGAAGTTGGATGTATTTAATAATGCCATGTCAATGGCGAATGTGTGCTCTGTACCTGTCAATTATATCTTCTCGCGCGGCCAGGGAATTAAATGCGAATCTCTCATCTTCAAATTCTGCCATCGTAAAAATCAGACAATTGAGGTACTCCCTGCTCCGAAGAATCGTGCGCGAGTTGTACTAACAGAGGAAGGAGAAGAACAGGTAGCAGAGGATTCCTACGAAGGCGCAATTGTACTGGAGCCAAAGGCAGGCTTCTATACAGAATCACCTGTAGGGGTATGTGATTTCGCGTCTCTGTATCCCAGTACAATCATTTCAGAAAATATCAGTCATGATTCTCTTGTATGGATTCGCGACTATAAAGAAGATGGAACTCTTATTGAACAAATATTTGGTGGGGATAAATATGATGGACTAGATGGTATCGCTTATACAGATATTGACTTTGATTTGCTCCGTCCTGATCCTGCGGATACACGTAAAAATCCTACAAAAGTCAAAGTAGGGACGCGCGTATGTCGCTTTGCCCAGTTGCGTATGGGGACAATCCCTGAAATTCTTCAAGGGTTGCTTGCAAAGAGAAAGGCTACTCGTGAACTTATTAAGAAGGAGACTGACCCATTTCGCATTGCGCTTCTAGATGCAGAACAGAATGCGTATAAAATTACAGCGAACTCCTTGTATGGTCAATTGGGTTCAGGAACTTTCAAAGTTCGTCTCCAATCGCTTGCTGCGTCAGTGACTGCGTATGGTCGCAAACAAATTCTATTCGCGAAAGCGGCGATTGAGAAATTCTATGGACCAACTTCATCTAGAGGCCAAGAGACAGGTATTACTCGTTGCTCTGCTGAAATTGTATATGGCGATACGGATTCTCTCTTCGTATCATTCAATCTTAAGAATCCCCTTACAGGAAAGTCTCTAGAAGGACGTGAAGCAGTAGAAGCGACTATTCGTATAACTGAGGAGGCTGGAAAGTTTGTATCCAGTGTATTGAAGCAGCCACATGACTTTGAGTTCGATAAAGTCTACTGGCCATTTCTAATTCTTAGTAAGAAACGGTATATTGGTAATATGTACGAAGAAGATGCTGATCATTTCAAGCAGGCATTTATGGGGGTTGCGCTTAAGCGACGAGATTATGCGCAAATTGTGAAAACTATCTATGGGGGAGTAATTAAGATTCTCTTGAACCAGCGAGAGAACCCTGTACCAACAGCAATTGAATTTGTTCGCCGCTGCGCAATAGACCTTGTAGAAGGGCGGTATGGACTTGGGCAACTACTTATTTCGAAGTCACTTCGTGCTGATTATGCGAATCCGCTGGGAATTGCGCACAAGGTGCTAGCAGATAGGATTGCTGCGCGCGATCCTGGTAATGCGCCGGCAGTAGGTGATCGTATTTCCTTCGTATATGTGGCTCCAGAGGCTGGAAAGACTGCGCCAAAACTCCAAGGTGAACGTATTGAAACTCCTGGATTTATGAAGGCGAATGGTTTGACACCTGATTACCTCTTCTATATTGAGCACCAGATTGCGAACCCAATTTGTCAGATATTTGGGCTACTTCTTGATAAGTTTCCTGAGTATAGTAATTCTACAGTCCCTGAGGAACAGGCTGAAAGAGAGGGAAAGGCATATGAGTTACTCTTTGGACCGGCCTTACAAGTGTGTGCTAAGAAGAGGAAGGTTGAATTCTTTCGGCTATTTGGAGGGATTGAAGCAGCCACCACGACGGCGGCTCCTCCTCCACGAAAGAAGGCTGCTACTAAGAGTACTGCCTCTAGCACTCCTGTAAAAAATACACAAGGAAAGATTGATACATTCTACGCAGACCAATCACTCGTTAACACTGCGGAGAAGCGTAAAAAGAAAGCGCAGAAAGAAAAGCAGAGCGATGGGGCAAAGTAGTTCAGTAGACCAAGTGTCGCCACAACCACCACAACAACTCAATACTACGCCAACTGAAGCATTGGCAGACGCTGAAGCGCAAGATAACTACTTAGCCGCTATTCAAGCAAGTAGCATAAACAGAAGGGCACGAGAAAACTATGTATATCAACCAATGAATTCAACTTTTTTAAGCACTGATGATTATAATTCGGATAGACAGTTCCCCAAAGGGCGTATAATTACTATGATGCCTTCTGCGGAAGCAGGATTTCCCCATACAAGGGGTACTGATATAATATGTATTCCTGCTTACTACCCTGAAGATAATATGGCAAGTTTACTTATTCACGAGCGAATCCACCTTCATCAGAAGGCTTTGCGAAAAGAATATGCGAATTTCTATGAGAAGTTTTGGGATTTTAAACCAAATATATACCCCATACCTGAGGATATTCGTTCTCGTATGAGAATAAACCCTGATACTATTGGTTGGCCTATTTATATTTGGAAGGATACTTGGATTCCACTTTGTTTATTTGAGCGAGAAGATAGGCCAAATATGCGAGAATGTACTTATTGCTGGTATAATCCTAAGGGTGGTGTGTTACTGAAGAGTACACCCCCAGCATGGCGTGAATTTTTTGGAGATATGCAGCAATCAGAACATCCGAATGAATTGAGCGCTTGTTATGGCGCAGACTTTCAGAAATACTATTTAGTTCAAAATAAAGCCGCTACGCTATTTTATACGTTTTTATTTACAAAAGAACATTTCTATAGTGAAAATAGTAGTACGCGCGAATGAGTAAAAGAACTACGCGCCGTTTGAATCATAAGGGTGGTGCTATACCCCCTGATGATTTAAAGGATTTATGGAAAAAAGAGTATCTACCAATTTGGAAATCACTAGAAGCAAAAGGGTATAAGACGAAGGAAATTACTGTATTTTTTAGGGACCAGAAAAGTATGAAAATTGCGGATCTTCGTAAAGCGGCTGAAGATATGCCTGACAAATCTGTGAAGCCTGCCAATAATAATACGAAGAAGTTAAAGCGGCCTATAAAGGAAAATGTTGGAAATATTGCACCACCAGTGAGTAATGAAAATAGTGCGAAACTCGCGAAGCTTATAGAGGATGATGATGAGAATGCTGAGAAGCCAAAGGTGAATATTGGAAATGTTGTCCCGCCTGTTAGCACTCAAAATAAGGCGAGACTCGCTAAACTTCTAGAGGATGATGATGAGAATGCTGAGAAGCCAAAGGTGAATATTGGAAATGTTGTCCCGCCTGTTAGCACTCAAAATAAAGCAAAACTTGCGAAACTTCTAGAGGATGATGAGAATGTGAAACCAATATCAAATACTATGCGAGCTGCCTTACGTAAAGAAAAGGGGCGTAATAAAAATGATTCAAATAATTTTGGAGGTCCAATTGGACTTTTTGGGAATAATTCTGAAGAAGAAGTTCCAGAAGAAGCGACAGAAGCTACAGAAGTTCCAGAGGCTACAGAAGCTCCAGAAGCTACAGAAGCTCCAGAGGCTCCAGAAGCTCCAGAGGCTACAGAAGCTCCAGAGGCTACAGAAGTACCAGCGGCAAAACCAGAAGTACCAGCGGCAAAACCAGAAGAGGCTGATAACAGTAATGGAAGTCTAACAATGATAAGTGTAAATTCGCATAATAGTAATGCGAAATCAAATATATCAAATACAAATTCGGAGCGTGATAATCCTGAAAAGGATGAAGATCGTCTCTCTGCGGAAGAATTTGCTGAACAGCATGGAATCGGTGCCAATTTTCTGAACTTATATGGAATTTTTAGATTAAAAAGTTCTGAAAAAGTAACAATCACAAATCCTGTAGGATTTTTACTAAGTCTTCCTAAGTTTACATTATACAACAAAGCAGAAGGCGCTCTATATCTACTTCTTGATGAATTTGCAAAGAGATTCAAGCAGATCTTATCATCAAAAGACTCAGATGATAAGAAGATCATCTTTATTATTTCCCTTAGAGAGATGATTATACGCACACTTATTCATACAATTACATATTATGGCTGGTTATGTGGCGGAGGAACGAAAGATGATCTTGATCCAGTAATAGAGAAAGTTCTTTCAAAGAAGGAGCGTATTTCCCCTGAGGAGGTGAAAGAATTCTATTTTGAGAAAGATCAGGAAACTTTTGAGATCCTTGAAAAGTATATTTGGTCAACATTCAAGAATGATACAATTGAGAAAATTGCGAAGCATATGTTCGATGATATTACAAAACCTACACTATTGCTAGAAATTATTGAACACCACGCATACTCCTCAACTCTGGAAGCATTCATTGCGAAAGAATATTTTATTCTTGAGGAAGATATATCTCCTGATCTCTACAAGATTTTCAGTTCAAAACGCGAAGAGGAAGTTCTACGTTTCTTCAAGGATCTTGTACAGAAAGGCGCACCTTCTGCGAAAGAATTGCGTCTAATTGATGTTCTCTATTCTGCATCCATTTCTCCAGTTCGTTTCACACGTCTCAATGAACTCGCAGAATTTGTTGACAAACAACTTGGATATGGCGATGAGGTGGATGTTGGTTCGGTAGGGGCTGCGCCGTCAGCATAAATATGCGACATTTTATTAGATACGCTCGCGATAAATGAGCGAGACGAATGAAAATTTTTTTATAGTTCAAAAGAATGGAGACATTCATTTGAACTATAAAAAGTATGGAATTTCTTGGAGAGGTGATGTTCATGACCTTCGGCTTATACTAGATCACACACCTCTCAAGTTAGAGCGAATACATAATTCGCGCTTCTATAAATATAGTATAAATAATAAAGATATATGGTTTGAGTTTGATGAACTACTTTATGAAAATGAAAAAGTATCTTTGCGTTGGATCCGCAGAAATAGTTCAAAATATGTATTGATGAAACGCCTCAAACATGTGAATAGTAGCAGCCTTTTTCAAGAAGCCATTATTCATACAATAGTCTTTCATTGTTTAGAATACTTCAATCTTACAAAGGTAGTACCACGTGTATATGATATCGTAAAATATGACAGCGAGACTGTGTTCACTATGGAGGCGTTCCCATTATCTATAACTTTCTCAGATTATCTTGTACAGAATTTTGCGAAATTAAATACACATTGCTTTATTGAAGTATTTGCGCAAATTGCGCTTTATATGCTCCCCTTACAGAGGATTTTATTCTTCAATCACAGAGATTTGAAAAGTGATAATATTTTAATTGAGCAGACACCAGTCAAACATGAAATCCTCTTTAAGGGAAAAAAGTATATTGTTCACGCGTCTATACGAGCTATACTTATTGATTTTGGTTTTGGGTGTATAGGGGTTGAACATAGTGGTACTCCTATACTCAACTCTGGATCAGTTTTACCAGCGATCGACCCTTGCCCTAAAGATGGTCGTGATATTTTTCATATTCTTACAAGTCTTTATTCTTTCAATCTATTTCGTGAGAATCTTAATCCTGGACTGAAAATATTGTTTGATAAATGGCTTACAGTTGGGGAGAAATCGTATAAGGATGGTGTTATTCGGAATGAGAATGACCCTGAATGGATTTATAGTGTTACAAGTGGGTCATTCTTCTCTGCACCTGGATGTTCTCCATCTGCTATTTTGGATGATATAGCAACACATTATCCGCAAATTGTTAAAGTTGAAGATTCTGGGCCTGTAACCCCTTCAACGCCTTCTTCCTCTTAATTAAATCTTCAACACCATTCGCATTTGAGTTATTAAACGCACTCTCTTTATGAATTCTGTGCCCTGTTAGAATTTTTGAAATATTGAAAAACTTTACACCTACCTCGTAACGGAGACGGAGCCAAAGTTCATAATCTTCTAAACCAGTTGTCTCTTTTTCATCATAAGAGAGCATGGATGTCCTCATCACTACAGAAGAGTTAATAATTGGATTTACTGAAAAGAAATCAAATCCTGTAAGGTCCCCTACAGGAATGTTTGGTATAATTGTTGAATCGCCAAAATATTGGGTCTGCGTTCCAATTACATCTGGAACATTCTTTGCTGAAGTAGAAGAGGCAATAATAACAGCAACTTGCTCTTCTAGTTTTTCTGGAAGCCATATATCGTCAACATCTAGAATAGCAGTCCATTCAGTTTTGATATAGGCAGTCGCGGCATTCATAGATGCTGGTTTCCCTTTCGTAGAAAGTTGTAGAATCTCTGTACGTTGTGGCATCTGGAGGTGATCTTCTAATACTTGAACAGTCTGATTCACAAGTTCATATACTTCCGAATCAGGTGAGTGACCATTAATCGCAATAATAACGCGCCAATTACTATACGTCTGTTTATAGACTGATGTGAGACTCATACGTAGAAATTCCACACCATTATATAAGGGAATAAGTACAGTGATTTCTGGTTGTTTATTTGTCTCTGCGAAATATAGTTGTGGCCAAAACCATGGATCTTTAGAAGAATGGTCAGTTGGAACAAGATCAAAGAAATCTGGTTCGCGTAAATACATAGACGCCATTAGATTCTGATCTTTTCCTGCAAAGATTCCTGCTGTTGAATATTCTTGCATCATATCATCATATTTCTTAGAGAAGATGGGCCAAGTATCTTTGTGAGCAGCCAAGTATCCACCACCAATTCGTGACTCTTTCCTGTCTGTGAGTATTGCGTCGTTGGCTTCGAACCTTTTAATATTTAGAAGGAAAAACCGGCTATCGTGAATTTTTCCCGCTTGCGCGAATGTTTGAAGTTGCGGAAACCATTCCTGAATCCGAAACCCACCTGCGTCTGCCCAGAGATACTTCTCATGTCCAAAAGGGTTCATGGCAATCGCCTTCAAAACAAACTCCTTCTTTTCATACCAAATAGCATATAACTCTGGAGAATGTATTTTCCGCGTCTTATCGTTATAATCATACTCCTGATCAAGTTCTAACTGTTTTTCCCAGAAGGTGCGACCATACTTCTTAAATGCTTCAGAGTTATTTGGGAAATCAAAGGGGACAAATACAGTTCTGTCATTGTATTTTCCTCTCCACCCTTGTAGGAGGTCTACTAGACGAGGATCTGTGAAAAAAACTAGATGACAAGGAATGTTTTCTAGGAAAGACTTCACCCAAAATAGATATTGCTCTGGGGGAAATTTTGAAGGGATTGGAAAATATCCTGATACAACGGTCGCTTGTGTAGCTGCGGACGACATTATAGAAAAATAGAGAGTTGTCTTAAGACCTTTTAGGGGGCAGTTTAAGGACCTCAGCAGAGCGGTTATGATCTGTTCAGGATTACGATCTGTTCAGGGCTAATAAGACCGCAGCAGATCTGTTAAGATCTGTTCAGGGCTAATAAGACCGCAGCAGATCTGTTAAGATCTGCTCCTCCACTGTGTATCACAGACTGTACAAATATACAAATACTTGAGGTTAACTGGGTCCGACTTAATAATAATTACATCTTGCTTTGATACACCCTTCTTTGAGGGACATTCGTTATTAGGACACGGAATATTTGAAATATGCGGAAGAGTTGGATCTTGTCGGGTAAACTCATTCAGAAGAATCTTATATCCCTCTGATGCCTTTTGTTGAACAATTGTTTCCAATACAAGAGATCCTTGTGTCTCTTCCTGCTTGTATCCACAGTGGCGACAAAGACGTGTAAGAGTATTATCAGCAATCTCTAGAGCCAAATAGTAGTGGCATTTCGGACAGAAGTGGAGCGTTGATGAAGACGATGACATTTTAGGAGTTCTTTCTAACTCTTAATGTGCTCAGAAGTTTGATCAATTTTATTTACTTGGCCTCCAGAGTCTCCAAACTATTCTTTAGACGTTGAAGAAGAGTTGGATAGATAGAAGTTCCTGACATACTATATGCTATCGCAGACCACGACTTCTGTGGATGCGCGGCAAGTACTTCAAGACGCTTCAAAGTTGTCTGGCAAATTCCAGGGAATTCTTTACTCCATACATCTTCAAAGAGTTTTAGAGGCGGATCCATATCACCCTTTGAATATCGTTCAATTGTGGCGACAATATACCGAAGACAAGAATGCTCCACAAGTTCAGAATAGTCCTTTGACATTTGAGTTCCCTTCCGTGAAGCATATCCTGGTTCATGAAGAAGCGGCTCTTCATCCAGTAGTCCCATAATAGAAAGTAGAACAGTTCGCAAAGTCATAACAGAAGTCCAAGAAGGACCTTGCCAAGTTCCAAGAATACTTAGGCATACTTTTCCTTCAACATACAAGTTTGGATGAAATCGCGTGCGACCATCGCTTGTCACAAATTTCACCTTAGGATTGGTAAATGGGTAATCACTAGGAAATTCAATTTCAAGAAGGATCGGCAGATCGTGATAAATAGACCCCTCTGGGCCAAAGATAAGTGCTGTTCCTCTTAGCACATGAGAATCACTTGGGCTATAATAAATTCGGAGAGATTTAGTTTCCTCATCATCTACACCTTTAATATCCATCATAATGCGCCGATTCACTTTGGAGATGGATGCTGCCATGTTTTCTTCTGGATTTTAGCAAAGTCGCAAAAAATTGACCAATTTTTTTTAGACGGTTTGGGCAAGAAAGATAGAGGATGGCAGCCATTAATGAAGCCTATGCTTCTCATAAAATCAGCACATTCTTGCGTGAGCATGCTGTCGCAAAAGGTGATGAACATTCCCTTACAGGGATGGGCAAAGTAAAGGGATGCTTCTTTATTTCTGATGAGGAATATCCTAGGTTTCTGGATCTTCTTCACGATTATCTATTCAAAAAGCGTAATATTCCGAATGGACTTGTTGAGCAGCGTGGTGCGAATAAGCCTTATCCAAATCTCCACGATTTGGACTTCAAGTATGCGCCTGAAAAGAGCCCTATTCGTATGTTTTCAGATAAGAATATTTATGAATATGTGAACGGATATTCGCGAGGACTCCTAAAATTCTATAAGACATTCCCAAATGGACAGTATGTGCGCTTCTTTGTATGTCTGCGTCCTCAGCCTTATCGTAACAAGCGGACACGTGAAGGAGAGACTTTCACAGAATTGAAGGATGGAATTCATATTGAGTCTCCTGACCTTGTTATGAGCGCAGAGCGTCAGCGTGTACTTCGTCTATGGACTCTTGAACATAAGATTCTTGACAAAGCCTTTGAAGGAACAGAATATATCAATCCACCTGATGATGTATTTGATGAATCCCTTGTGAAGCGAAATGGATGGCTGCTTTATGGCGAATCAAAGCAGCCCACAAGTGGAACAGAATATCTCCCTTATGCTCTTCACAAAGTTTATGTACTAGATACCCTTACAGGAGTAATTGATGAACAGCCTGTGAGTGATTACACGCCGCGCGTGTTAATGGAATTGCTCAGTATTCGCTACAATCTACGCGAGGAGATGTGTGTAGAGCATGAGAATAGTGATGAGAGTGTTAGTGCTGAGTATAATATCCTACTCGCCAAATCTATTGGTCCAAAGACTCCTATTGTGAAAGCCGCCGCTGCTGCTGCGACTGCGACTGCTGCGCCAGAGCCTCTTGAATTGGAACAGGCCGTCGCAAACTATCTATATCCTCCTCAGTCTGAGCGTGATATGGCGGTCCTTCGCCGCCTTGTACTTGAATGTTTGAGTCCAGAGCGCGCTGATAAGTACGCAACCTGGCGCGAAACTGAATGGTGTCTTCGCAATATTAACGATTCTGAGGAGATGTTCAGGCTATGGGTAGAATTCAGTAAAAAGTCGCCCAAATCAAATGGACTCAATGTGGAGCGTGAGTTTCGCGAGTGGAAGCGCGGCGCAGCAATGAGCGCGAGTAGCAAGAAACTTACAAAGCGTTCTCTACATTATTGGGCGCGCGAAGACAATCCCCAAAAGTACAATGAAATTGTAAAATCTGACCTTGTAGAGTGGATTTCACAGGGACGTTGTAAGAATACTCATAATCATGTTGCGCAACTGATGAACCTCTTGTATGATGGTGACTATCGTGTCGCTATGGATAGTAAGCGCACTCTTTGGTATCATTATGACAAGAATATGTGGCAAACCATTGTTCAGGGAGTTGACCTCCGCAACAAACTCTCCACCGAGATTGTCGACATTGTAACAGAAGGACGCAAAGAGCGCCGGCAATGGCTCTCGCAGCAAGGAAATGACGAGCCTGGTAATGACCTCATCTTTAAGGAACTCCTAGCAATTGAGAAGAACCTCTACTCTTGTAGTTTTAAGAATAGTATTATGCAGGAGGCGGCGAATACATTCTATGAGAAGGACTTTGAGAAGAAACTAAATGCGACTACAACTACAATTGGATGTGCGAACTGTATTATTGACTTGCGTGCGATGAGGCAGCGCACAGACGGTAGCGGAGGCACTGAAGAATATGTACAAATCCGTGACCCAAAGCCAGAGGACTATATCAGTTTCATGGCAGGCAATAACCCCCCTGATATGGAGCCGCTTGAATATTATCCAATTAGTGATGCCGACAAGGGGAGGCTAGCCAATGATAATCGATATGACACGAATATCGCGTGGGATGACCCTCATATTGGGGAGATCCTAGACTTCTTCAAGAAACTATTTCCTCGTCCTGATCTTCGTGAATATGCATTGACTTTAATGGCATCATGTCTTGAGGCTGCCAACAGAGAACAGGCTTATTACTTCATGACTGGTGGTGGTAGTAACGGTAAGTCAAAACTTGTAGAATTTATGCGATATGTTCTTGGCGACTATCTAACATCTCTCAGTACTACCGCAATTACACGCAAGCGCCCTGATAGCGGCGCGGCGAATCCAGATATCATCAAGATTAAGAACAAGCGTATGATTATTATGCAGGAGCCTGACCCAAATGAGCCTCTGAATACTTCTCGCATGAAGCAATTCAGTGGAGAAGATGATGTTGAGGCGCGCGGTCTCTTCCAAGATCAGGAAACCTTCAAGATTACTGGTAAACTATTCATGTCTTGTAATAAACTCCCCCCAGTTCATACAATGGATAATGGTACTTGGCGACGCATTCGTGTTCTAAGTTTTGAATCAATGTTTGTAGACTCTGGAGATACGCGTTATGATCCCTCAAAGAATATCTTCTATAAGGACTACACTCTAGATGCGAAACTCAAGTCGTGGCGCCAGTCATTCTTCAGTCTCCTAGTCTACTACTATGAGACTCACTACCTCAAGACTGGCCTCAATCCACCTCCAATTGTAATGCAGGTTTCCAACCAATACAAGTATAGCCATGACAGCTTCGCAAAGTTCTTTGAATCCTGTGTGCGTAAGGACCCTGAGGCACCTGATGTAACTCTCACAAAGGTCTTCAAGAGTTATAATGCCTGGTATTCTAATCTAGCAGGCTCTTCTGGTAGCAAACTAAAGGCTGATGAATTCAAGACACGTCTTGAAGAGAAACTGAATGCCACAATCACTAAGAATGTTCGTGGTATTAAGGTATTTGGCTCAGAGGAAGAAGCAGAGGACTTTGATAAAGAATCTGTTGTATCTGGTTCTAGCACAGCAGCACCCTAAGCATAATTAAAAATCACCCCCCAAATGAGAAACGATGCTAAAAGAACCCCTATAGAAATATATACCCCTTTTTCCATGTCACCATGTGGCGGCATGAACCCAAACGCAATCAAAAATACACTAAATAAAACCCATGCAAAAATGAAAATACTCAGCGCACCATCCTGTAAGGTAATTGCTGTATCATTTGTAGATACTACCTCCCCTTTTTCTTGGCGCTGGTCAAGAAAATCCCTGTCAAAAGCACTCATTTTTTGTTTTAATTTCTTCAGTTCCTTCTCAAGATGCTTCTTATCTTTTTCTAAATCTCTGTGCTGAGATCCTACCACTTTTGCGAGAGAATCTGGTGACGCTTTATCCTTAATACTAAGAGCCGTTGTATAAAGATTTGATGCTTCAATTGCCTCTTTTTCAAAAGCGGCGGCGTTAATATCCGTCATCCTCTAACTAAACCATTTAGGAAGTTGTTATGATGAAAATGTATTCATATACTTATTAATTGCTGAATTACCAACACTTGTGCCGACACTTGTTGCTTCATCTTCAACAGTCGTAAGGCCATAGTTAACATCATCAGAAATTGTTGTTTCTGCGGCATTAACATCACCAAGTACTGTATTATATGCTGAAGATAGGGCTGCGCAATCCATACCGCCCCCAGGTACTGCTGGCCCACCCTGCTTTCCAAACTGGCGTCTGTTCCAGTATCTCTGGTCACGCGAGTAGCTTGTGTAGTATGTGCGGACAACAGTTGTTAGAACAATTACTAGCCCAAGTAATACTGTAACACCTGTTAGGACATTTGAAGGGACTGTTCCTTGTCGGGATAACCATAAGAGAGGCGCAAGAAGTACAAGAGCAATAAGTATCATTTGAAATACAAAGAGTGTATCCGTCTTATTTCCATAAGACCATTCATTAATCTCATACTGTCTCTGCGCAAGGTCCTTGTCATATGTAACAGCGCCTACATCATATTGTGATCTATCGTATAGTTCCTTTTGCATATTATCAAGATCTTTATTGCGAGTGTAATAGTAGTAAATGTTATTCTGAGTATTTGAAGCCCTTGTAGCATCACCGTATACTTTATTAAATGTATCGCTGCGCTGACTTAGAACATCATCCACTAAAGAATCGCGATTATCTTGAATATACGAAGACAGATTATCAGGATCTGTGCGAAGATCAGTCACAAACTGTTGTAGTTCAATTGACTGTGCTGTATTTAAATTATTCACAGCATTTGCCAAAGCCGGAGAACTCATGCTATCTGCTATCTACTAGTTATTGTATTGTTTAGAGTGGCGGTACTTAGTTAAGTGATCTATGTGCGCGCGAGTGTTACGAGTACACCAATAGCAACAATATTTAGAACTGCGTATAATGTTAATAAATTATTTGTAGCACTATTCTTTTCTTTTGTGTATTCAACCATTCTCTTACGAAGATCCGCAGCGGCTCCATCAGATTCTAGAATAGCAGCCTGCGCTTTAAGATCCGCAGCACGCTTTGATAGTGTCTGATTGATGTCATTAATACTCTGATTGTCCTGGCGACTCAGAGAGTATCGTAAATTTGCAACAGCATTTACAACTTGTGTCAGGTCATTCAACTTCTGATTTAGGGTTTTCGTAATGGGTAGATATACCTCGAACTGACTCTGACTTGGTTGATTATTAGAGGCCGGAAGAGAGGCCTGCGCAACAGAATCAAGTAAGCTATTTAGCGCATATCGGTAGCGACTTTCATAGAAACAGTATTCTGACTTAACATTATTCAGAAAAGCATTTTCATGTTGAACATATTTCGCAAGTGGCGCACTTGCGTCATTCGCAGGTTCACCGCCTTGTAACTTGTTTATATCAGGCCTTACAGGGATGATACCAGCGGATGATAGGCTCTGAACATGCGAATTCAGTGAAGCATCCGCAATAGATCCATCTTGATTACGTGTCACAGCTGATGACGGTAGAATAGAATTAGGATATATTGCCTGAAGATCTTGTTTTGTCATTGAGGCCGGAGTAGCCGTGCCACATAAAGACGAAGTCGCCATTCTAACTTTGGTGTTGGTTTTCGCTTGCGCCGATTAGACAGTGGCAGGAAGAATTGGTAACTTATTGGCAACCTTCAGTGACAAAAAAAGTATTGCCACACAAGAAGCGCCAAAGAGAGTACCCCATACTCTTGGGTCCTTTAAGAAGCTAGTTGATGTTGTACTTACCCCTTGCGTAATACTTGCCGGTATAAAAAGACCATCAAAAAAGTTTTCCTTGAAAAGGAGTATTGAAAGAATTAATAAGAAGAAAGATGCGCCTATAAGTATTGAAACAGACATAATGTGAAATGGTTTTGTAATACCAAATTTGCTTGTAATTCCCTGATAGTTACTTACTTGTGGAGGGTCCTGTTTAATTTGTGAATCGCGTTGCTCCGAAGTTTCAAGATCTACCTTTGCCTGTTCTATCTCTTTTTTTAGGGCTTCAATCTTCTGTTGATTCTGCCCAATTCTAGAAAGTGTAGAACCTAAGTCAGGAGGCATTGATTCGCGAATAATCTGTGAAAGTTGTCGGTTCACATTTTGATATTCTAAAAAATTAGTCTGTACTGCCTCTTTTGCACGCCTCTGCGCATCCGACGGTGGTTGATTCGCACGTGTAATATCTCCCAGAAGATGATGTGTTCTATAATCTTCAAGGCGAGTTATTGCTGAGCCTATTTCTTGTTGCCATTGCCTTTGTTCTGTGCTTCTACTACTCATCTAACTAGGGAGCACAAACACGATAAAGCACATATTCCCCTGCAGAAGGTGATGGGCGTGTAATTTTAACGATATCACCTGGAACAAGCCCTAAATAACGAGCCTGCATATCAGCATGGTAACGAATAAGTGGCAATTGAGTCTTTGACTTCATTGACCACGTCTTTAGAAGTTCTGAATGTTCTTCTGCCGGAACTTTTTCATGCTTTGGGACTAAATAATGTTTACTAGGATCATTCACAATTGATTGAATTTGAAACACGAATGTGCGACTTTTATTAGTTACATAATTCTCAAGAACTGTTTGATGAAAGGTGTCCACTACAGGTTCAATTACCATTAGAATAACCTCCGTTGTAGCAGGGTCAAGATATTCTGGCTTTTCAGGATCATTCATATTAATCAGAAAGTTTCGCAGTTTTTGCTTAATCTTCGTAAGTGAATAAAGAACTACACACTTGCGAGTTCCATCCTTATGTGCCAGATCCATTCGCAGCGCTTCACCATTCTGCGAATTAATCATATACATAATTTCCTTTGGACTATAATTTCTGTAAGGGAGTGTAATATAATCTCGTACTTCAATCATATCTAGAATAGTCTTTCTGGAGCGATAAATCGCATCTGTAATTTCAATATCCTGCATTTTCTCTATAGTTCCCCTACAGGATGGTGTCAATCAATTTTTAGATGGGGCTTGGGTTGTAGCTCAAACAAGTTTAATAAAGGATACATTTTGCGAATAGTTTCTCGCAGTATTTCCTTCCTCTCCTTCATCTTGCCCCCCTCCTTGTTGGCCTTGCGGTTGTTGAGGTCTCTTGATACGTACTACTTGTGGTTGTTGCTGTTGTTGTCCCTGTAAACCCTCAGCAGCCATCGCTGTAGAAGTTGTATCAACCATAATCACTGGAGCAACAGATGTAGGGGATGTTAATAATTGTGCTGGAGGCGGTGGGGCTGGGGGCTGTCCTTGAACAGGTGGAGGTGCTGTTCCAATTGTAGCCTGGATAAGTTGCTCAGTGAGTGTTGGTTGTGGGACTGTAGGCGCAGTGGCTGCCAGTTGTTGAGGCATCTCTAATGCGACATCTTGTTGTTCCCCTACAACAGTTGATAATGGTTTTATATTCTTTAGTTCTTCAGGAATTGTTGGGAATGCACTCATATCCATAGCCTCAGCAGCTAAGGGATTGACTTGAATAGTTGTAAGTGGTTGAACAGTTTGTTGTGTTTCGCCTGGAACTCCAGTTGTTTCTACTGGTTTGGGAACTTCTGGGGGAGCATATTCTGCTGCAGCGGTTGGTTGAGGAAGAAGGGGTCTTACAGGAAGTGGTGTGTTGATTAATGTTAAATCTGGCGCAGAGGTCTCAGCGTCGTCGTCACCCACAATATTCTTCAAATGTCTCAAGCCTTTCTGTGTTAAATAACGCATTGAAATATTCATATAGGATTCCATCTCTTGTCCAAGAAGAACCATCGCATAAGGTACTTCAATGCGACTAAATTGAGCTTTTGCTCTCTTAACAGGGGGGATTAGTTCAAGATTCTTCGTATTCTCTCCTGCGAACTGTACAGGGCCATCACAGAGAGGACATATATAGAGACCCTGGCGCTCATTATAAATTGGAATTGTACCACAACCTTCACAAATGATAAAATTCGTTCCATCAGATCTCTTCATATAGGATTCACGTGTAAACGCACTGATACCATGAGCTGTAATAGCATCGCGTTCCATTTCACCGATTCGTAAACCTCCCTGATTACCACGCCCCCCTGTCGGCTGGTGAGTTCTCTGCTCCCTCCTACCTTCCCCACGCGCATTCCACTTGTCTTCTGTCATATGCTTCAGGCGCATGGCAAAGACTGGAGCAATGAAGATCGCACTTGGAATCTGCTCACCAGTCATTCCATTATAAAGGATCTCATTACCATATTTCTCAAATCCAAGACGCTCTAGCTGTGCACCAATATCTTCATGAGGAGATCCTTGGTTCATAAAGGCTGTTCCATTTCCTATAGATCCAATATTCGCCGCCGCCTTACCCATTAGATTTTCTAGAAGTTGTCCAATCGTCATTCGGCTTGGAATTGCGTGAGGATTCATGATGAAATCTGGTGTCATACCTGTTGCGGTGCGAGGCATATCGTGACCTCGTACAAGCATACCAAGGGTGCCCTTCTGACCGTGTCTGTTACTATTACCTGTAAACACAATTCTAGCATTTCTCCTTACTAGAAATACCTCTGAGGGAACACTTAGACAATAGATTTTTCCATTATATGATTCTATAGATTCCTTCTGTCCACCTTGTGTCTTTGTATGACCATGATTCGCAGTAGGTCTTAATCGTGTTCTTCTGATACCAATATCCCAAGTATCTGCGTTTGCTTTAAAAAAGGGACCCTCCTTATTAGGTATTTCACATTTCTTGGAATAATAGGACGTCCAACCAGCATGTTGACATAATTGCTGAATATCATCTCGTAATCCAATAGAGGATGTTGAATAATGTAATGATGTAGCAGTTTCATGGCCATCTCCAAGACATATACTATTTATTAGAAGTGTACTTTGTTCCTTTGAAAGTTCGAATGACCATTTGGGTAATCGCTTATTAATTGATCCAATACTTAGAGTATCAAGATACTTCGCAATACCCTTTTCATTTACGTAAAACTTATTACTTTTTTCATTAAAAGAATAATTCCAATTCAATAATGTACAACTTTCTTTTACAGCGTCTAATACTCGCTTCTTATTCGCTAAAAGTTCTATTCTACCAATATAATCTTTTTCTTTTATATAAGTCCACCCCTCTGATATCCATATACCAAAGAATTTAATCCAAGCATTTGCAATTTCTCCCTTACAGAAGGTATATTCATTTATTACAATATTTATATCTTCATTTCCAATTGGAGCATCTGCTTGATATTTTACTCTCTTTCCAATAATATGTTTTGCTTCTAGTAGTTGATATTTATCTTCATCTTGTTTGTGAACCCACATACGATGATTTAAAGTTGTCTTCAAGCTTACCCCCTGTGTCTCTATTTCATACATATCCCCTTCATGATCAAATACAAATACTTCATTTGGTTTTACATATTCCATAATATTCTTATCCTTATTAAGTTGTGCTACTTCATCATCTATGGTAACATCCGCAATAGGGACCCATCCTCTTTGTTTTGTTAATACATCATGATCTGGTGTCAAACAGAATTTATCCCCTAGTTCAGGAGTTCTATCTTGAACCACTCGCAACTTTACAGTGCGTAAACCTGTAGGGCTTACAAGAATTGCGATCTTCTCAACTCTGCCGCGCGTCCATACTTGCGCAGCCAATGAAGCATCGCGGATCTGACCACTTGGAAGTTGAATATATCTTCCACAGATCACTGTATGTTCATCCACATATTCTCCAACCTTTACAATACCATTATCATCAAGTTTGCTATAATCTACACCTGGCTTAATATCTGTCCACGAAGGGATCTTTGCTGGATTTCCAATCCGTGTCTTTGCCTTCGAGATCGGATCATCCTCTTCAAACGCTTCATAGGATTTGTATGCTAAAGATCTGAACATACCACGCATAACAGAGTCATGGTTCATCACAATACCGTCTTCCTGATTGTAACCTGTAAACGACGCAATAGCAAGTATACAGTTATAACCATAAGACATCTTTCCATTTCCAATGTAATCATAGTAGATTGTCCTTACAAGGGGTGCTTCACCATATGCTAAGACATGTGCCTGATTATCAAAGCGATTTTGCCAGTTTGTAGCATATAAACTCAAACCCTGTTTAGACTGACTGTCACCAAGTTGATTTCTTGGAGACTGATTGTGATTTGGGAAGGGAATGATTGAGGTTAGAATTGATAGAATTGTGGAGGGATGAATTTCAATATGTGTTGTCTCTGGGTTAATATAATCAGGAAATGTGGCAATATAGGATTCATTTGATTCATAGGGGTCAATATATTCAATAGCACCAACCTTCGGTTTCAGAAACTCAATATAATCATTGAGACTTGGTTGGCCTGTTCGTCCTTCAAATGGATCGTAGAAATCAGTAGAAGCAACTGTGGATCCTGGGCGAACAATACCACAAACAAGATCTCGCCATGTTTTGAGGGTCTTTATCTTGTCCATTGGAAATACTCCAGAATCTAAGAGATAAATAAGAGGGCGTAGCGGTCTCCCTTCATCCATATAAAGAAATATTCGGCGATCGCGAATACTAAATCCTACAGAAGAGAGTGGTGCAAGACATGCTGCGCGCTTCATGAGACGCAGAACAGCGGCAACTTGTGCTACTATATCCGCAGGTGTATACCCTAACAGGCCACCATTTAAGAAGAATGGTACATAGGCCGCGCGCTGTTCATCTGTAGCCTGCGAACAAGATAGAACCCATTTACGCTTAAATAGAAACTCTGCTACCTTTACCGGATCTGATGCAGTACTAATTGCTGTCATAATAGATAAATTCTTTGTAATACCAATAGCTGCACCACTCGGTACCTCATTTGTACAGAAATATCCAAATTGGCTTGGGTGTAAGTGACGAGGTCCTGTAAGTTTCATACCAATATCAAAATCAAGCACAACGCGACGGCAATGGCTCATAAAATCAAGATATGATAGGCGTGAAAGTTGTTGAATTAGACCTGCCTTATCATCACCACCACCACCGCCGCTACCCCATTTTCCCTTAAAGGCACGCATTATACCATCTGTAATCATAATTGGCTGAAAAATAATATTCGTATTTCCTGGCGCAAATATATTCAAGAAGTTCAAGCCTGAATAGAGTTTCTCATTGTAGTTATATTGTTTATCAATTGCGAGAGCTACAGCCTTTATCCATTGTGAATATATCCCTGCGAAGAGCATTTGTGTGGAGAAGCCGCTTACTAGACATCGCTGATTACGAATATCGTCTTTATCAGTCTTGGGATCTATGCCTGCCACAACACGGAGAATTCTGCGCGCGCAATCACCAAGAAATGCCGCGCGTGCTGCGAGTTGGCTCGGGTCAATATGAATAAAAAACTGGTTCACAAGTACATCCAGAACGTGTGCCTCAGAAAACCCCTTTGTAAGGGATTTAATATATTGGATAGCAGAATATGTATCTAAGAATGGGAATGCTTCATTCATACTGTTAATTAAATAGGGCTCAAGCATCGCTGTTTCAGGAGATCTGGGATCTGGTAAGATGAGTCTCACAATTTCCTCATCTGTCTGATAGCCAAGTGCCCTGAAAAGTACAAAAAGTGGTACAGATTTTCGGACAAATGGAAGACCCACCTGTAAGGTATCAAACTGTTTTCCACCATTTTTCATATTCAGTTCGCGCATATAGTAAAAAGACACCCTCTTTACCTGTCTTGTTTGAGGTGAAAGACAACTAATAGACGCAAAATGAGAAATCTTTGGATCCCTTTCCTGTGTATTAATATAGAGAGTATTAAACGCTTGCTCTTGTTTTGTAATAAGAACCTTCTCAGATCCATCTACAATAAAATATCCACCATGATCTTGTGGATCTTCACCAGCCTCCTCAAGAAACTCGTAGGGTTTATTATGTAAATTACAATAGCGGCTGTGAAGCATAATAGGAATTCTGAAGAGAGGGAAGCGTGTAAAGGTTCTTTCATGAACTTGGATGTCAGGTAGGCCTGGATTTTTTGGATCAATTGTAGTAATACTTATCTTACATACAACATCAGCAAGAATAAGACTTGAATATGTTAGATTTCGTAGACGTGCCTCATTTGGAAAAAGTAGGCGAACTTCTTCTGTATTTTGGAGGGCGACCGTTGGCGATCCTATCTCAATCTTAGAACCGTCAGGACCTCCAATAAAAATTTCTACCTTGTAACGATAATCGTCTGTATTTGGAATCTTATCTTTTAGAACTAAGATTGGGTTCTCAGCTTTAATCATCGCAGGCAGATCCTGTCCAAGAAACTGGTCATACGAATCAATGTGGTGTTTTGTAAAGACATATGGTTGTGTCTTGAAATAAGTATCTAATAAATATAAAGACAGTTGTCTAGCATCATCCCTTACAGGGATTGTTTGCTCTGATGCTGCCACTGCCGCTGCCATTTAGTAGACCCTATTTTTGAGGAGTAAAATAGCAATTCTCAATAGTGCCGCAGTGATTCTTCTAGATATAGGACAATAATTGTCCTTTTGTTTAGAAGTTATTTAGTAGTTATTTGTTATTCTTACTTCCTAAATGGAAGTTCAGTGGCGACGGCTAGCCTTGCGCGTGCTGCGGCGCTTGCCACCTGAGGTGGCCTTGCGAGTAGACTTCCATGTCTTCTTTGCAGCCTTCATCGCATCGCCGAGGCGAGTGCTTGGAGAACGCTTCTTCATGGCGCGGTACGTAGTCATTACATGCTCATTCCACTTCTTCATCGCAGGATTCATGGCCATCTTGATATATCTACTAATAGGGGACAACAACATCTTTCAGGAGGTTGCGATCTAAACCAGCAACACCAATGTCTGGGATCTTAGGAATTACCGGTGCCATCTTGTAAGAAAACGCGGGATTTGAAGGATCCGAAGATGCCGCAGGAGGTAAGCCCTTCCAGGAATTTTGTATAGAATGCTGAAACGTCTGAGGGTTCTCTCCAACGAAGGGGCGGAACTGTGCCGCATAGGGGGCACCTGATGTTGCACTTAGAAGACCTGCAGCACCTGTGGTAGCGCTTGATACATAACTAGACGCGCTTGATAGTAAATCTACTCCACCTTGCTGCTTACGTCCTTTACGATTCTTACGCGTCTTACGTCTTCCACCAACAGCCGGTTGATTTGCTTGGCTGACATTGCTAAGAACCTGGGCACTATAAGGAGCCGCAGTGCCGGGCTCAGGAGTTACACCTTGGAAACCCTTATTTACATAATCAAGGTAGTTACCATGTGTACCATAAACACCTGGGCGTGTATTAAAATCAAGAGGGGCGCCTAGTTGATTGCCACCACCCCTTTTTGCCATCTTTTGACGCATATGGTTAATGTAAGAACGAGCCGCAGAAGGACTTAGATCGCGGCGGAACTGCTTGCGCCATTCCTTACGAAATTTGGACACGAGTTCATCAGATCCAATCTTCCCACTCTGAATATTCTTAGAAAGGAAGCCCTCCACCTGATGAAATGACTTGCGTAATTCAGGGATCGTTAATGAGCGTGCATGCGTCTTTGCGGTTCTATTCTTGCGACTGCTCTGTTTTCGTGTTACTTTGCGACTGCTTCGTCCCATTCTATTAAACAGGTGAGAAGAATGAACGATTGGGTGATTTATTTGTTAGACCAAATACAGATCTTTGGGTATTTGCTCCAGGTGTAAAAGCGCGCATACCTGAATTAATTGAAGATGTTAGAGGATTTGTAGCAGTTTGCGCAGAAGGTAGCGAAGGAATTGAGGGAAGTGTCGGAACTGGTAGAGCAGCATAACCACCGCTTGAAGCAATTAGCCCAAAATATGCCAATACAGCTAGAAGAACTGCCGCAATCATCACAAACGGAGCATAAAATTTAAGCTGCTGCTGCCACGTGCTTGCCTCATATTCAGCCTTAAACAGGCTAATGTGCTGCCATAGAGCAAAGCCGAGAATTACAAGTGATACTCCTACAAGAATAGGAGCAGCAAGCCGGGGTAAAACAGCAAATACTATTGCTATTGCGATTATGAAAGCAATCAATGATGGCAGAAAAAATTGCATCCTTGCGGCTTCTATCTAACATTAGGTTCAGAGTTTCTCAATGAGGTCTCTGTGTGTTAGGAAATGCTTTCTACAACAGTAGCGTTTCAGACCAAGTTCATCAAGAACCTTTTTCTCTGCTGTTTCCGGAACTGTAGTAGCATCCATAAAGTATGGTTTACCGGCCGCCTCAGAACTACCCTTGAGTTCACGAAGACGCTTCTGATAATATCGCCATTTGTCAGCAATTACACCTCCACAATTCATACATCGGATGGGAATAATCATTCTTCTTTATACTTCGTGAAAAGGCCTAAAATAGGTATCAATTTTTTAGCCTCAAAGGAACTGAACAATTTTTATCACGGCGCCTGCGTGTAAATTTTGTTTTTTTGCTCTATTTACCCGGTATAGCATAATGACATCAGTTCTATATTCCAGCGGTGGCTACAACCTCGGCGGCAACCAGTTTCGTGTTGAGATCCGAAATCTTACAAACCGGGTTGATACACTGACAACGAGTCTTACGTCCCTAAAAGATCTCTTTGTATCTCTTCATCCCGATAAGACTGATGAGATTAATGCTACGCTTAGCAATGTTCTGAACCCTACGTCAAATTCAACCCCAGCAAATGCTCCCCCCCCACCGTTCCCACCTCGCAATCCAGCACAGAATGCTGCTGTGAATCGTGTACGACCTTAGACGAATTTCGCAAGAGCAGAATCACTTATAATAATTTCATGTTCTCGTATAAGTTTACCACGAATAAGTTTCAACGATAGTCCCTTACAGGAGGTTATTGTCTTCTGAATAATTTCTAGTTGTTCAGATGAATATTTCTCTTTTGTGGACCGTTGTCTAGAGGACGAGGACAGCAAAGATGTCGCGGATGTTGTTGGTGAACGTTTTTGTCCAGCAGATGTGTCAAGAATCGGTGAAATATCTATTTTTTCTGAATGATGCGCATCATGACATTTTGAGCAAACAACAATTAGGTTGCGGACACTATCACGTGCTAAACCATCGTCATCAAATCTTCTGCTCGCGGCCGCCTCCGCGCGTGGGCGAATATGATGAACTTCAAGATCTTTCTGTAAGGTCGCCCCACATACTTCACAGGCCTTTGAAACAATTGAACTATTCCAGGAACTTCCCACAAGTTCCTCCTCCACTTTCTCCCCCTGTAAGGCTCTTCTGAACTTTATAGATTCTTCCAAGACTTCTTGCGGCATTCCAAGGGCTCGCGCAACTTCAATTCCATAGAGAGTAGAACCAGATCCAGGACTGAGAGTTCGCTCATATATAAGAATATCTTCTCCTGGGTCATAACGAACTTTCAAATGCCATACAGAGAGTCCTTTGGCCTCCTGGATCGCTGGAATTTTTAGTAGATCGTGATAGTGTGTGGCAAATACGAAGCGGCTCCCTTTCCTCAGAAGATATGAAATTCCTGCTGCTACAAGAGATGTTGCTGATACAGACTCTGTACCAGAACAAAGTTCATCACCAAGCACAAGTGTTTTATTGTCAGCACGCATAAAAATATCACGAAGTTCTGAAATTTCCACAGCAAATGAGGAAAGTCCTGCCCATAAGTTATCCACATTCAGAATTCGTGTCATTAGGCGTTCAAATGGCGCAATCTCTAGTTCACGTGCTGGAACAAATGAACCACATTGCGCGAGTAGTGTCGCAATACCAATTGCCTTCATGAGTGAAGATTTCCCAGATGCGTTCATACCATATAGAAGCCATCCGAAACTCTGCGCATCTTCACTATTGCTGCCAAGAGTAACATCATGTGTAACATATTTTGACCGAGATGGAAGTACCTCTATAAGGGGGTGACGCAAAGCCTTCGCTTTGAAAGAAGATCCGCCCATATTTGGAAGAAGTTTTGGACGATAGAAACCACGCTCCTTGGATACCTTCGCAAAACAGAGTGAACAATCTACCTCCTCCACAAATTCCTCCAACTTGTACCAAATGGTTCCACTCCCACAAGCAGTGAAATAGTCAATACAAATTTGCGGAAGAACTTCATCAAGTTTTGCTGCCAACTGTGCTCGCAGGGATAAGATCTTTTCATTCGCTCTTTCAATAAATGGCGCCTCAATAGAATGCCCAACTGACTTTGTTATCTTACACTCAATATTTTCATATTTTGCCCCTAAAGGCATTGGATTTTTCTGAATTGCCTGAATAATCTGTTTGGATCCACGAATAGAGATCGGAACTTTATCTCGCTCCTCAATCTTAAGATCTGGCATATTGAATGCCCCCATCCATGAACGAACTTCAATATAGACCTTTGCAATCTTATCCTCAAGTTCATCAACCTCCTGCGAAATACCCCTCCGAAGAAATGTAATATGTGGATCCGCCTTTTCTGCCTTCTCCACTGAGAAGAAGCGCTCCCAAGAGTTCACCATTAATTGAATCTCTTCTGGCGCAGGCATTACTTTCGCAAATAGATCCCCATTCACAATCCCACAAAGTTTCTGGATCTGTAAATACGTTTGAAAAAGACCCAACACATCACCCCCTGTAAGGGTCGCATTCATCACTTTCCTATGTAGACGCGGAATATCAAACATTAGAACAAGTGGTTGTTCTACTGGAGACAAAGCACCAACACTTTCTACACGATCCAAACGAAGTTCAATCTCAGCAACATCTATAAGGGGAGTTAATAGGCGTTCACGAATTGCGCGTTTTCCCATAGGTGTAATACACTTATTAAAGATTCCCAATACAGTATCTTGAAGATTTTCCCCTATAATATTCAATTGTGCTAGAGCATTATTACCACATAACATATTCTTCTTAGGATTCCATGATGTCGGCTCCTGAAGTTGCTTTGTTAGAGAGAAGTGGTCTTCAATAAATCGTAGAAGACAACACAAGGCTCTCTCTGTAGCGGTAGCGCCAGCGATATGTAGATATTCCCTTACAGGAAGTATGGTCTGAGGTTTGTAATATTTCTTCAGTAATTCTTCGCGGGCAAGGTCAATCTCTAGACTATTCTGTTGTGAGGGAAGTGCTTGGCGAAAATGGATCTGCTTATTGCCTGCGATCCCAAAAATTCTTCGGACTGCTGCTTCTCCTGGTTGTGAATATGTATCTCCTCTCCAAAGAAATAGTGTTTCTCTTGGAGAATGGATTTGGAAGAAATGGAGTGCTTCATCCGCTGACCAGACTTGCTGTTTTCCGCGAGTATGTCCTTCAAATGTAGTGGTTGCTCCAGTAGTAAGGTCTATCGCGGCAAGTCCATACGTTGGTGTATGAGTTGCGTGATCTTCTAGCCAGATTGCTGCGACCCACGCAGCCTCCTGAACCGGCGCATTTTCGTTATGTGTTCCTGGTGAAAGTACACGTGTTACTTCTCGGCTAACTTCTACTTTTCCTTTCCAATTCTCTGTTTTCTTCTGTTCAACAACCGCAACTGTCCAACCAATCTGTGTAAGTTTTGCGGCCCATCGGTGAAGAGTATAATCTGGAAATCCTGCGAAGTACAACTCAGTTTCACCATCTTCTGTAGACTTTATTGATAGTTGAATCCCTAAAATATCAATAACTTCTTTTACATTACACCATGACTCACCAGTTGTCTTGTTTACAACATCATATAGTTCAAAGAAACTGCCAACTTGGTAAAATACTGCGCAGGAACTATATAATTCTTTGTATTTATCATATACTTTTTTATACTCTCGGTATGTCTCTGGTGCTTGCTCTAGTACAGCCGCTTTGACCATTTTTTCGCCTAATAATAAAACGCGCTATTTCTTTAGAGGCCCATAGCAGTGCCATGAGTTGGGATTTTGATACAATTCCCAAATATGTTATTAACCTTGATCGCAGACGTGATAGATGGCAACAGTTTCAAGCACAGCCAGGTCTAAAGAGCTTTTCAAATATACGGCGATTTTCAGGAGTTGATGGTGGAAAAATCAACATTGATGATGATAAACGTGTTTCACTTTTTACAAAGAGTAAAATTGTAAAAGGTGAAAGACGCTCACACTCAGAATTGAACACTAAAGGAGGTGTTGGCTGCTATTTGAGTCATGTTGGTGTATGGCAGGAATTTTTGAATAGTTCTTCAGAAGTCGCCCTCGTGTTTGAAGATGATGTGAAACTAGATGAAAAAGCAGCAGATCGTGTGAAGAGTTGGATACGCAACTCTCCTGTTATTCAAAATGCTGATATGTGGGACTTCTGTATTTTATCTCCAAGCAATCGCGCAATTCGTGGAGAGCCAATTGTTCAGGATGATATTACAGTTGTTGAACTTAAACAATTCACATGTATGGTATGTTATTTAATTACAAAGAAAGGTGTGCGAAAAGTAATGCCAAGCGTATTTCCAATTGAAGGTCATGTAGATTGGTTCCTATCTATCGCAGGCCAACTAGGTATTATAAAACTATGCTGCCCAATGGTGCGCTTAGTTACATATAATAATAGCCCAACAGATATTCATTTGTCGTCTGGATGTGATATTTGTAATGTGAAGACAGATTTTTCAAAAACAAGTACAATTGTTCCAAAATGGCGTGTAAGCGCCTATAAGTTTGAGGAGGCTCTTCTAGCAATTGGTCTTTTAGTGCAATGTATCTTCTTACAAAGAAGAACTAAAGACCCTTTGTTGTCAAAAGGAGATAATCAGAATACATCTGTCTCATTAGTGCTTCTGGTGGATCTTTCTTTCCATTCTTATTTTTGATTATACCCTTCTCAACCAGGAGTTTCTTAACCTCGTCCTTTTTCATATCTTCAACTTTTTTATGAATTTTTTGAGCTTTATGGATCTTCGAAGTAAGACCTCGTAGACCAAGTGTAATCTTTCGGACTTTCTTACGAGTTTGAGGTAGTGTCTGTGTTGTAGTTACACCACCCTGCTTGGGACCCTTCATTAGAAGGCGAGTTTCCCTTCGTTTCGGTGGAGCAAGAACAAGTTTTGTTGTTACTCCTCCCTGTTGACCTGTTACTGGCGCTGCGACTGCTGCGACAGGTCGCGCAACTGTGGAAGGTTCAGGAGGTATGTTATTTTTAACAGTTGCAGTAGCCGCTGTAGCACTCGCACCACCCTGCATTAAATTTGTCTTGTTGCTTGGAACATATGTTATACTAGATTCTACAGGTGTTGGCACTTTAACATTTGTAGCATTTTCCAAAGAAACTACAGTAGTCTGATTTGATGTGTTATTCTTTCGACTCTTTCTGCGTCGGGTTCCCTTTCCTCCTTTCTGAAAATCTTCAGCCGCCCCTCCAGTAATTGTAAGAGTTTTAATTGATGGAGGTGACGACATCTAAAAATATAAGTGAATTTAGTTGGCTGATTATTCATTTTTAGCCCTTGCCTAAAAAATTGATTAAAGGGTTGTCCAAAAAATCCCTCAGAATAAAATGGATCAAACTAAGGGAAATCACCCAGATCTCCCCTCCTTCAGACACATTCTTGGAGTATACTTTGCCCAACGAGATGGCCGACAAATTATTTCACACCAAATCGAATCTTTCAATGACTTTCTAACAAATCAAGTACCACTAATTATTAAACAGTCATCACCTATCGTGGTTCGTGGAAGCCCTGAAACCACTCTTTCAGGGCCTCGTTCTGCTCTCGCATCCGCAACTGGACTTTCTACAAGTGCTGCAAATGCTCTTATGGGAATTAGTGCTGCTGCGACAGCAGCGGCGGCCACTATCGCGGCTGCAACAGGACCTCCTGCGACACTAGTCAACCACGAGTACGAAGTAAATCTAGAGTTTCAGAATGTAACAATTCGCAAACCAACAATCTTCGAGAATAATGGATCTGTTCAGCCAATGATGCCAAATGATGCGCGCCTCCGCAATCTCACATATGCCGCCCCTCTCTTTGTGGATGTTCGTGTAACTACTACAATGATTGACAATACGCGCGGAGGTGTGAAGGAGATTCGTCAACGCGTATTTCCAAATGTACATCTGGGCAAGGTCCCTGTTATGGTTGGAAGTGATTACTGTCTTCTCCAAGATCAGCGATACTTTCATCCAAGTGCTCTCGGAGAATGTGCGGAGGATGTTGGTGGATATTTTATTGTCCAAGGCGGTGAGCGCGTTATCATCAGCCAAGAACGAATGTCCGAGAATCGCCCTTTCGTATTCCGAAATAATCGCAATGCTGCGAAAGAAGTAGAGGTTGTAGAAATTAAGAGTATTGGTCCTCTGATGGACCAGGTACCAAAGTCAAATGCTGTAAAAATCATCTATAATCCAAAGAATCCTCAACTTCACCTTCTTCGCGCAACTGTTCCTCGTCTGAAGGCTGAAATCCCCCTATTCGTACTTTTCCGTGCGCTCGGTGTTGAATCTGACAAAGATATTGTAGATCTCATTCTGGGACCTGAAGGAGATTCAACCTATAACTCTGTCCTGAATGAGTCAATGATGGAAGCAATTGATATTCAAACACAGGCAGATGCGCTAATGTACCTCAGTCGCCCCACAATCATGAATAGTTGGTCAGGCAAGAATAATCGCCCAGCAGTAATTGAGGAAGTTCTCGCAGATGAACTCTTCCCTCATGTAGGGGGTGAAGAATCAACATATGACAAGGCATGTCTCCTAGCACACATGACACGGAAAGTTCTCTGGATTACATCTCGCCGTCTAACAATTGATGACCGAGATGGTTATCCAAATAAGAGAGTAGATCTTCCTGGATTCCTTCTGGCTAATCTCTTCCGCACATATTACACCGGTAAGATGGTGAAGGATATCAAGGCTACACTAGGAAAGGAGATCCATAGTGGCGCATGGCGCTCCAGTGGTAATTTTGAAGATATTGTGAATGTCTCGAACATCTACAAGATTATTAAGTCTACAATTATTGATGTTGGTCTGAAGTCTTCCCTTGCAACAGGTAATTTTGGTTCCGCAAAGATTGGCGGTCCTACGAAGATCGGTGTTGCGCAGGTACTCAATCGTCTCAATTATGTAGCAGGAATTTCGCACTTGCGTCGTGTATCAACACCAATTGAAAAGACAGGCCGTCTCATTGCACCTCGCAAACTTCATAACACTCAATTTGGATATATCTGTCCAGCAGAGACTCCAGAAGGTCATAGTGTAGGTGTTGTCAAGAACTTCTCAACTACTGCCAGCGTCGCAATTGGCAGTGACCCTGAGACAGTTCGCGCATGTGTACACAGCATGAAAACTTTCGTACCACTGCGAGAGTCATCCCTTACACAGAAACATAAAGGTACGCGCGTATTTGTCAATGGAGTTTGGCTAGGTATCTTCGATGCAGTCCATACCACTGACGCGGTAGATACACTCCGCAAAGCGAAGCGCGCAGGCCTTATCCATATCCATACAGGAATTATTTGGAAGAATGTACTCCGTGAACTCTGGATTACTACAGAGCCTGGACGCGTACTTCGTCCACTCTACTACGCACCTGCTCTGAGGGAAATTGCGAAGTCTAAGAAAATGCTAGATTATATTAATTCTGCCCCTACATGGGATGAATTGCTTCTCTGGGAGACGCCAGCAGGCCGACATCTTATTGAGTACTTGGACCCTGGCGAGACGGAGGGCGCCTATCTTGGAATGTTTCCTGAAGACTGTCTGAATGACTTGGCAATTACACACACAGAAATTCATCCGAGTACCATTCTGGGCACTCTTGCGTCAAATATCCCTTTCCCAGATCACAATCAGTCGCCGAGAAACGCGTACCAGTGTATTGGAGAGATGGAACCTATACTACTTGCCGATGGGCGCCGCATCCCAGCAAAAGATGTGAAAGTTGGAGACTCGGTTATTGTATTTAACCCTGATACACACATTCCTTCATCAAGTAAGGTAATTAACCACTATGTAAGGGATACTGATAAGAAAATTTACAAGATTACAACAACAAGTGGTCGCACTATTGTAGCAACAGAAGACCATAAGTTTATGACTGATAATGGCTGGAAGGAAGTTCGTGAATTAAAGGAGGAAAATGATCTTCTCGCTATTCAAGTTTACCCTGATAGGGAGTGTGATTCATGGCCACTTGCGAAAGATAGTAATTTCATGGCTGAGGCATTAAATAATGAGAAATTTAAGAATGTTGGCAAGGATGTGAATCTTCTATACACAAAGGGACAATCAATATTTGTACCAATTGAGTCAATTACACTACATCAAAATGTACGAATCTCGGATATTACAGTTGAATCTGAATATCATAGTTTCATTGCTGGTGACAATTTCGCAGTTCACAACTGTGCAATGGGTAAACAGGCAATGGGAATCTACGCGCTCAACTATCGCGAACGATTTGACGCGATGTCGCACGTACTCTGTTATCCACAAGTTCCCTTCGTATCTCCATTCGCATCTAAATTCTATGGTCTTCAGTCCATGCCATCAGGACAGAATATCATTGTAGCAATTGCAACCTATACAGGTTATAATCAGGAAGATTCCATCATGATTAATCGTGGGTCCATTGAACGCGGTCTGTTCCGCTCAGTATTCTACCGCACCTATAAGGATGAAGAGAAGAAGAACCAGAATAGTGGTGAAGAGGAGCGTTTCTGTAAGCCTGACCCTGCGCTAACGAAGGCGCTTCGCCATGGAAATTATGACAAGATTGGCCCAGATGGTTTCGTACCAGAGAATACATTTGTCAACAATGATGATATTCTGATTGGCAAGATCGTACCTCTACGTGTCCCTACAGGGATGGTTGTACCAGCTGGCTCAAAGCGATTCAAGGATGTGTCACGCACTCTTCGCAATAATGAGACTGGTTACGTGGACAAGATTCTGCGAAATCGTAATGGAGAGGGATATTCATTTGTGAAGATTCGTATGCGTATTGACCGTGTACCAGAGATTGGTGATAAGTTCTCGTCGCGCCACGGTCAGAAGGGTACTTGTGGAATGATTCTTGACCCTGAGGACATGCCCCAGACAGCGGATGGTATTGTGCCTGATATTATCATCAATCCTCACTGTATTCCTTCGCGAATGACAATTGCGCAGCTTCTTGAGACTCTACTAGGTAAGGCTGCGTGTATGCTTGGCTGTCTCGGTGATGGTACACCATTCAATCCTGTGACCGTTGAGGGAATTGCTTCGATTCTACGTGATAAACTTGGAATGAATCCATATGGAAATGAGATTCTGTATAATGGCTACAATGGGCGTATGATGGAAACAAGTATCTTCATTGGTCCTTGTTTCTATCAGCGTTTGCGCCATTGCTCGGCGGATAAGCTCCATAGTCGTGCATCTGGTCCACTGGTAATGCTTACGCGCCAGCCAGCGGAGGGGAGGGCGCGTGAGGGTGGTTTGCGATTTGGTGAGATGGAGCGTGATTGTGTGGCTGCGCACGGTATTGCGGATTTTACGAAGGAGCGCCTCAACGAATGTTCAGATGCGTTCCGCTGCTTCTCTTGTCGCGAATGTGGATTGCTGGCGATTGCAAATCCTGTGGAGGGTGTATGGCTCTGCCGCGGCTGTGGGAATACTACCAACTTCAGCGCAATTCAAATTCCTTATGCGAGCAAGTTGCTATTCCAGGAATTGGAGACGATGAGTATTAGCAGCCGCTTCATCACGGAGGGCAAGTTACTGCGACACCGAGAGATGACTGCTGCGACTACCCCTCCGCGAATTAAGAATGTTTAGCTGCGTCTGCTGATTCTCCGTGTATTTCTGTATTTGCTAGATCTGGAGCGTTTTGTCTTTCGTCCGCCACCCTTTTTATGTCTTTTTTTATAATCTTCCAATAATAATGGAAATGTATTTAATTCCCCTAAAATAGCTCTCTTAGTGTCAGGATTTGTAATTCTTCCTTCAGACATTAATGTTTCATATAATACATCAACATTTTTTCTAAGATAATCTATAATTGAACTACCCTTTTTATTTTGAACACGTGTTCTAGGACGAATGCGTTCTTTATCCAAATTCAGTACAATATTCAATAAATATGCGAAGACATATAACTGTACTACTTCTATTGCGATAGCTTCAGCATTAGTAGGTATACCAACTCTCGTATGTCCCTGAAATTCAGCTTTATAAATTTTTTCATAAAATCTGAATGCAAGATTATCTACTACTTTTTGTAATGTATTTATAAAATGTTTATCAGTATCATTTAATGGTTGTTCTATAATATTTGTATTATTTGTATTATTTGTATTATTAGTATTATTTGTATTATTAAATCCATAATCAATATCTACATTTTCAGCGAATATCTCCTCTGGGGGTACTTGTAGTTCTTGTCTAACCCTTGCAGGTAATGCTACCAAAAGAGATGCGCCAAAATTCTCATTTTTATTCATATTAATATTCATATTCATACTTTTACTATTATTTGAATTACTTTGATAGCTATTTGTATCAGATTCATAATTTTGAAAATCTATATCAATCCTATTTTCTATTTGTATCCAGTAAGCAGGTTCTTTTTCAATACTTTTACGAATATTCCTAAAAATGGAATTTGTTATAACAGGAACTAGCGCCTTCCAATTATTTCGTAAAGCAAATTCAGTAAGACATATATTATTTACAAATGAATTAACCGCTGGACTATCCTTAATAATTTCTACAAATTGGTCTCGAATGTTATTTTCATCAAGAACATTTATAAGTCCTGATAGTACAATCATATTCGAAATACCTGGCTGCCCTTTTGAAATAAGATTTGCGATATCACGATATCTTTTTACAACTATTTCTTGTCTAGCACGTTTCCAATTATTAATTCCCATATCATTAATAAGCCTATGTATTTCTTCAGAACCTTCTCGTGTTGATGTAAACAAAGAATCTAGATAATCACTAATTTTTTGTTCATTTGGTATAATATTTCCTAGACTATCAAACCTTATAAAAGACGCATCTTGTTTTATCTGATTACAGTATTCATGAGCAAAATCATATTCAAGATACAGTGCTTGTTTATTCCATTCAGCCCACTGTTTCTGGATATTGGTATCATTATTTATATGAAAAAATTCTTTTTCATGTCCTATCATACGTTGTTGTAAGTTTGGCGAATATAAGTTCAAAAAGAAGACAGCTTGAGCAACAGGTAAAACATGTTCACATTCATATGTTAGCCCACTCAATTGTAAAATACGAAATCCGCATATCCAACAAAGACTCTTCCCAATAACTAGTGGTTCTAGAATATTCTTACATTGTTCACGAGCAGCAGTTAATTCCCAAATACCGCGAGAAGCCCTCTTCTTAGGTGTTTTTCCTTTAGCAAGTCTCTTTTCCGTATTAAGGGATTGATATTTTTCAAGAACATCTTTACCAAATACAAGTTTTGCTAATTCTGTTAATCCAACATCTGTTGGATCAGCCATCTTCCCTAATATATATATAGAGATATGATTGACCTCGGCGTACGCCTAGCAGCAGAGTTTCTCGGAACTCTTCTCCTTGTTCTTACAATTGTTGCTACTGGCGGATCTTCAATATATACTGGCGCTGTACTCGCTGTTATAATTTTCCTTATAGGAAATGTCAGCGGTGGACATGTAAACCCTGCTGTATCACTTGCTATGTTCCTTTCCGGAAGTCTCTCATTGTCTACGTTCCTTGGATATTCATTCGTTCAACTACTTGGTGGTTTAACGGCTGTATATGCTTATAAGGCTACAGTGGCTTGAAACGCTTTCTAGTGACGATAACGGAACCAAAGTGCCGCTGCTGCTCCTAATACAAAAGCAGTCGCTAATTCAACTCCTGTAAGATTTCCTTGAAACCCTTCAGAAGTTGTACGCCCCGCCACAGGTGTTCCATCAGCTTTCATTGTTTTTGGCACACTTTGCCATTGGTCACGTGTAAGTGTTTGATCTTGAACCCATTTTGTTTGAAATGGCATTCCATTTTTCATTACAACAGGGCCTTCCACCCATAAATCACCAGAATCAGGGTCCGAGACACGTCCTTTTTCATCCCCTACAGGTTGGGTTACTTGACGGCACGAGGAATATGCTCCGTTGAAGAGTGCTCCAATAATTGGTGCTGGATTAAGAGCACCTTCTACATCTTCGAGCATACCGGGCGCGAGTCCGCGCATAGCAGGGAGGCCTGCGGATGCGAGGCCTTGCTTGACACGATTACCTAGCGCATTTCCTTGTGGTATTGTTTCAACATACATCCACATGTCTGCGCCATTGGAACATTTTGCTCCTGTCTTCATGAAGTAGTTTACACCAAAATGCTGAAAATCCATGCCCTGGGTGAGATATCCAGATGATTCGCCAAATCCAATAGTATCTGCGTAGTATGCCACTCCTTTTATTGCGTTTGTAACATCACTTAGATTATCCCCTCTGTGGACACCGATATCTCCAGGGAGTGGTACAAAATTGCTTGGATCATATTTTGGACCAAAGAATCCTGGGCCGGCTGGATCTTTTGTTGGCAAAATACTTGTTCTATTCTCTGCGCCTATCTGCTGTGGCTGAGACATTCACGCCACCTCTAATTCAGCCTAGGATTATTTGGAACTACTACTACCACTGCTGCCACTGTTCCCATCACTCATCAAGATAAGTCCAAGACCAGCGAGCGATAAAACAACTCCAATAAGTTGTAAGTTTGCAATCTTTTCTTTAAACACGTAGATCCCAATTACAAACATTATGATTGTTGAAAATACATTCCATATAAAATTTACAATGCCTATTCCCTCATACTCTAAGGTTTTTATTAATAGAGGCACAACAAGAACCCCATAAATAGCAGATGCTGTGAGTCCCCTATAGAGGAGTGTCTTAGAATCCTTCATTCGTAGAAGTGTAAGAGCAACTGCTTCCACACTACTCAGTAATGTCATCCAAGTCATTGCTGACCACATGGGGGCTGCCACTGCCACTGCCCCTGCCGCTACCATTCTCTATCTAATATCTCCCACTTTTTGTAAATATTCCACAAGTTTTTCAAGATTCGTATTTCTGCTTTTAAGCCTATGACATTTATCTAAAATAAATTTATTAAATGCGCAACATACTGGATCCGCGCCAGAACCAGTCCAATGCGTATGAACAGACTGTAGCGCCTCTCCATTTAATAGGAGGCCACCGCACCCCCCACTGAACGCCCTCTGCTGCTCCTCCGCGCCCACATTCGCTTGAAACATTCTCCACCAACCATAATTCACCTGTAAGGGAAATTCATAGGCATCAAACTCTTCCGCTAATTCTTCTAGAGCCGCTTGTTCAAAATATCTGGAACGAAAGATTGTAGCATTTCTCCAAACCCTTGAAACTTGCGGACTTCTTGTAAATAAGAACCCTCCATTATACTTCCCAAAAAGAGTGGTAGATCTATTATTTATAAAATGTGGGGATAAGGCAAGTGTAGTAGTGGGAGGGACTTGAGGAAGTGCTCCGAAAAAACATATGTCTGCGTCCAGAAGATAGATCCCAACTTTTGAGGCAATAGGCTCCACCTCAAAGATCCAATCCAGTAAATTCATTTTTTCACCCATCAGATCTCCCCACTTTGTTGCAAAGTGTTCACCCCTTGTACGCTCCATCTGCTTCCTTGTAAGGGAACTATACTTATCAAGAACATTCTTCGTAATAATTGGAAAATTATATTGTGTGTAACTTGTTTTTACTAATTCCCCTACAGGTGTGTCTGTAAAAATATATACCTTTAGATCTGTAGCACTGTGCCAAAGGCTGAGACTAAATAGGAAAACTTCTAGATCTTTTTGTGAGTCTTTATTCGCAAATGTTGCGACAATGTTGCGAGGCATTTTATTCTTTAAGGATTATTGTGTTTAGACTTGTCTCTAGAAAAATTGATACAACAGAAGTGCGTATTATTTAAGCCTAGGAATTCACCCCATCATGGAGACAGGTATGAATATTGCAGGTCTCTTTCCAGGAATGAACAGTAAATCTACAAAGGATATTTATGAAACGTATTGGAACAATATAGAACCTATAGATACTCTATCAGTTACAGAATGCCATATTTGTGGTAGTTCAGATGAATTATTTATTCAGGAAGATCTGACAACTTGTACAAAGTGCGGCGAAGTACAACAGCGCGCCCTAGATACAACGTCAGAATTCCGTTATTTTGGGGCAGAAGATAGAAGTGGTGATCCGAGCCGCATTGGAGCCCCTACAGATGAGCGGCTTCCAGAATCATCATTAGGGACAATAATTCTGAATAGTGGTGGCGGCGGTAAAATAATGGCGCGAATTCGTCGCTACCATCAGTGGAATATTCAACCCTACAAGGAACGTACACTTATGATTTCATTCAATCGTCTTGGACTTATCGCGTCAAATCATGGTCTAAGCGCATCTGTAATTGATGATTCCAAAGAACTTTACACACGTCTTGTACAGCATTGTGTTCGTCGTGGCTTTTCACGAGATTCAGTTCTCGCGTGTTGTGTATACACATCTCTAAAGCGTGCGGCTTCTCCTCGTCGTCCAAATGAAGTAGCAGATATGTTTAATCTTGGTAATGGCGCTTTTACAAAGGCATTCAAGCATTTCCAAGAAGTTCTCGCACAGGCCCAACAGAAGGGTATGCTACCTGAAGCATTTGCGCCAAGTCGAATGGCAAGTACAAAGGGTTCAAATTATATTGATCTGCCTCTCTCAAAACTGTTATGTTCTCGTGCGGATACACAGAAGATTCTTGATCTTGCGTGTAGAATTTCGGATGCTGCGGAGGAGAATAATATTAGTCCAGAGAATATGCCACCTTCCCTTGCAGCAGGTTGTTTGGCATATTCTCTGGAGTACTGGAAGCCAGGAGAGTTCTCACTTGCGAAGATTGCCGCGGCATGTGATGTTTCTGTTGCCACAGTTCAAAAGTGCCTAAAGCGTCTTCAGAGTTCAGATGTTTTGAAGAGCCAATTGGCTGAAAGCCAATAGGCATGGCACAAAGATGCCGAGTCAATTGGCTGAAAGCCAATAGGCATGGCACAAAGATGCCGAGTCAATTGGCTCCGAGTAAATTAGGAGTCTCTAATTAGATATGGGTGCTGCTCAAAGTACAGCAGTAGGAGCGCCAGGAGGTACATTCGGCCTTACGAGGGCTGATGTCTTAAAAGCCACAGATCAGCCTCGTTTATTAGTAAATCGTCTATTCTCCTTTTTTGCTGAGAAGTTCGCCCAAAAGGATCTTCTCGCACTTGGAAATCCTACACGTTGTTCGGAATATATTTTTGTAATGGCTGATGCACTGGATCGGCTCTTCTATGAACTTCGTATTGAACCTGGACAAGATAAGAAGGGTATTCTATTCTTCAGAAAATCGGCTGAAATTACACGTGCTGAACCTGAATCGGCTGAGGGTCAACAGCGACGTACTCTTTGTTTGAGTTTAGCATTCTTCTATATTCGTATATTTCAAATCTACGCATCACTTGCCTTATCAGTAAATGATGACGCGTCATATGGTAGCGGCAGCGGTAGCGGCTTTCCTTTTGCTGCTGCGACCACAGGGCGTCTAGGTGCTATGGCTGCTCCCGGATTAGAGGGATATGTTACATCCGGTGGCTCTGCCACAGTCAGCGACACTGTCACTAGAGGCGGTTCTACAGACGAAAATATTGGGAAATTTGCCATTTTGAAGAACTATTTAACGCGTGATAGATCTCGCCCCCTTGGTACATTTATATTTGATCGCTATCCAAATATTATAATTAATGTCCGAACGGAGAAGAAGAATTTAACAATATTCAAAACAAATACTACTTCGCAGGGACCATTCGCAATTACTTGTGATTTGTCAATTCGTCTAAGTGGGCTGAATGCTGATAAGCGTATGCTCACATTCGCAAACTTCAAAGCCGCTGAGTCAAGCTATAGTGAACGACTGAAGACACATGGGCCATTTGGTTTATATGTGAAAAAGTCTGATGAATATACATACGAAACTGACTCAGGAGAATCAGTAGAGGACCTAATATTCCGCGTACTTGTTGCTGCTACTGATGTTGCTATGGGTATTCGTGCGCCACAGAGAGTGCGCCTTGCTCCAGGTGCTCCAGGAGCTCCAGGAGCTCCAGCTGCTCCAGGTGCCCATGTAAATGTAGGGATACCTGATGGGCTCAAAACATCTCTTATTTTGGCAAGCCTCAAGAAAGTTCCCAAACCTCTTGCTCATTGTGTTGCACGAAGTCTCCAACTTCTAAATATAGACGCCCTTTCAGCAGCAAAACTCCCAACAGAGGTTCGTACAAGTATCTGTAAACTAAAGTTCGAAGCGGCACAAGGAAGTATTCCAGATATTGGGCGTGAAATTACTAGCTCCCCAGGCATTAGCGCTCTCCAACAACTTTTTTTTGACCGTATCAGTTCTGGAAAACCAACAATGTCCGAGGAATCAACAGGCTCCTATCAGACATTCGTAAAAACAATGGCAGAGCAATTCGCAGAAAATCCCAGTTCAGCAACAGTACATCTTGGGTCAGTTATAAACCGTGCTGATAAAATGTGCTCCAGCACAGGCATAACAAAAAAGGACAAGATACTCACTGTAACGGATACAAATGCTATTCGTCTCGCACAACAGTCTATCCAGACTCTATGGAAGTTCCAGATTGATCATGACCAGAAAGTCCTGGAGATTCTGTCAAATCTTGTAGTTGTTACGAAAGTTCCTGGAGATGGTATAAAGATTGGTCTGAACCCACTCATTTTAAAAACAGGGAATCCTGGAGTTGCTATACTCGCAAAACAAGCGCGCGATCTCCTTGTAAAGTATTATAGCAATTGCGAAACAGCCTTCCGAATTGCAGCAATTCCTCTTGGCGCAGCTGGTTCTCCATCTGCCTAAAAAATATCTATATCCTCTAATTAATGGATACAGAGAAAGCTAACAACCTAACCCTTATAGGGGATAATATAAAATATCATGAAACAGAGTATCGTAATATTTTATCAGGATGGTTTAGTAGAACTGCGATAGTTCCAGATGTACTAAGTACAATATATAATTTTATAGTTGTACCGCCTTTATCACATTTGCAATCTATACAAGGACAAGAAGATGCGACTTCGTATCAAACTCTCCAGGGTGAAAGTGAAAAGGAAAATACCCAAAATACGCCCCCTGTGTCCAGGACCTTGACTGTGGAAATTCAGAGGGCGCAATCATAACATAAAACTCCTGAATAAGGTCAATCATTATATCCAGATATTTGTCCCCTTTTCCACTATACCAGAATGCTACTACTTCCCCTACAAGGTTGCCACCTTTCGTTTCATATGTTGGTTTTATTAGAAGGTCTGCTGAGGCAGATCCATCCTTATACCAATAATGTGAAATATCAGTCTTCACTCCAGGTGTAAATGCGAAAAAATATTTTTTGTAGGGTGAACTAATTCTAATACGTTCGCATAAATCGTGTGTTACCGCGATATTTTTATCGGCCTCTATTTCCACATTTATACGCGCATTGTTTCGCTGTCGCCAAATATATCTATCTTTGACAAAAGACGGAATTCTGGAGAAGATACTTAGCGGTCCACCCTCAGACGCAAAAATATGCGCAATTCGTCCTCGTGTTCGTGTAATCTCATGGAGTCTAAATAAAAGTGCTGTTCCAACTCCTCTCTTTCTCCAAGCCGGCACCACACAAAAATAGTCAACTATACCACACTCTTTAAGGGGTACAAATGGAAACTCACTTGAATAAAGAATTTTAATATATTTACTGATAATGAGGCCTACAAGATGATTGGTTTCATCACGAGCCTCAATTCCAAGCCATCCTTTATGAATAAACCCATCAGATATCACCTCTGAGGGAATATCAAGAGTGACAGATGCGGTCGTCCCTATAACAAAGTATGATGATATAAATTGCGAGTACTCTTTCGCATTTTGAAAAATGACGGATTTGAATGTTAGCCCAGTAGATGAATCTGCCATCGCCACAGAGTTTGGTAGCACATCTAAAAGTCGTGGTGGAGTTGCTGCTGTCCAGATACTTTTAATAGCAGTCCAATGTGATATATTGGGGGTATCTCGCCAGAAACTCATGCTAAAAATTTGAATGTAATATTTTCTTAGATGTCCCTTACAGGGGAATTATGGATGATAGGATGGTCGTATCTAAACCGCGATGCTGCGCAGAGAGCTGTAAGAAGCGTCTGATGCTTTCAGATATTTCTTGCCGCTGTGGTCTGCGTTTCTGTAGTACCCATAGGCCCTCTGAGGAGCATAAATGTTCCTATGATTATAAGAAGGATGGATATTCACAACTCTCTACAATGCTTCTTCAGATTGTTGGAAAGAAGATGGAGGTTATTTAGCATTTGCTAAATACAACGCAACAATCCCTGGAGCCCATCGTCCCATGAGTTTTGTGTGATGGGGGTCAAACCACGCCAACTCATCCTTTTCTCTTTTGACCCCTTCTAGTTTATTGAATGCGTCAGGATGTTCTCTATACCATGCGAGTTTATCAGCAGCCTTCTGTAACTGCGCAGATGAGATCTCCGCAGTGAAGATATGATATTGAAAATAATGATTTTTTGGATAATCATCCTCTTGTCCCTGATAGGCGAGGCCAGTATAGCGGAGGCCAGTGATATGTTCTATCTTGCCCTCTTCTAGTACTTCGCGGTGGACATTGTTCGCCATAAGTTTCACGAGTGTCTCACCCTTAGGAGATCCATCGCGCCCCTCCATCTGACCCTTAATTGGTTCCCATGACTTCGCTTTCGCGCTTTTATCTTTCTTCTTGACAACTAGAAAACGCTGCTTGTCTGGGGGCACACCTTTCTCATAAAGAAATACCGCCGCGCGCATATAGACTCGCCAACCTTCTAAAGGATTTTCTACGTAGAAATATCTCTTTTCAGGCATGTAGGCAAGTCTTGCTGCGCCGCGTTTTAGACCAGGTTCAAATACATCTAGTACTGTCATTATATGGGCAGCGCCTCTCTATCAATGCGTAAAGAATAAGAGATAGCCGTATTCAAACCCTAGAGCGGTTGTATCAAGATATGCTTTATATGTCCAGCCAGCAAATGTAGCAGCATTTACAATTTTCTTAATATCAGGCATTGTAAAACTGTGTTTCTGTTTCCGCTTAGATCCGTCTTTAAACTTAAAGGTTTCTTTGAACTCTGCGTGGCCTTCGTCCTCTAAGAGAGCGAACTCTGCTTCATACTCAAACTTATCAAACGCTACATGACTCTTTGTATGTCGTTTATCAGCGTACTTCTGAATAGAGAATCCTGCGAAAGGGCTCGCCGAATCAAGAATGGGATCAAACTTGTGTTTATTTACAACTTCCACTACAAGATTTCCACCAGGTGCAACCCAAAATCCTAAATTACGAAAGAGTGTATCAAGATCCTTTATATAGTATACTGTAAAATAGTAAACAACTGCGCAATTTACTTCAGAACCGGCAAGAGCAGCAGAGTTCATTAAATCTCCTTTGCGCCACTCAATCTCTTTGCGTGACTCATCTGTAAGGGTTGTCGCAGGAGAAGTAACATTTCTTGCTTGACGTAACATTGCTTCGGATGTATCAAGACCGATCACACTTCCTGCTCCGAGTTTCTTGAAAGCAAGTGTCGCAACGCCTGTTCCGCAGCCGGCATCCAGAATACGCATATCTTTTGGTTCCATACCATACTTCTTCCATTGTACCATTGTAAGAGCAACTTTACCGGCGGTTCTCTCAATACCTTGAGCAAGTTTATCGTATACTGATGCGTAGAAATCATCATAGAGTTCATCGTTTGCGAGAATTGTTATGCGGCTTTCACTGCTTTCACCGCTTTCTGTATTCGTACTAGTATCCTCAAACCCTTCTGTTGGCTGCGTAGTACCCTTGTCGTTATATCGTATAATTCTATCAACCAATAGAGTTCCCAAATAGTTGAAGGCCAAGAGAACTAAAATAATAAGAAGGAATGTCTGGAAACTATCCATTTGTAGGGACAGCAGCTACTACCCAATTAGCGCTTTTTTATTTCGTGTTTGAGCGATGACCACCCTGCGTACGAGCCTTCCTAGAGCGTCTACATGTAATTGCTCTCG